CTCGCAGAGCGATGCAACAGCACATCCTGGGGCTTCAAATTAAGCTAGATGCTGCCATTGCCGCCGCCCAGCCCGTCCCGGCAGAGGGGGCGCAGGCGGAGTACGAACGTGGTGTAAAGGACACCACAAAATTCTATCTTGAGCGAGAGGACAAGCAGAAGGAAAGGTACGACGCACTATACGCCTTGAAACTTGGCGGTAATCTTTTCGCGTTAGATTTGCAGAAACGGTTGGAACAAGTGAATGATAGCTTCAAATTAATCGTTGCCGCCATAGCATCTCCAGCTACGGCAGCGCCAGCGGGCTATCCAAAGCCTACGAAGCCAGCGGAATGAGCACCGCGACCATCAGCGCCTATCGCTTCGACCGGGATACCCTCCTCCGTAGGCAGGACCTCACGATCGACTGTATGGCGCGTGGGATAGAGGGACCAGACGGCTACTGGATTCCCGGACCGTTGTTCTGGATGAACACACTAACGCAGACGTTCGACCCCCACTACCTCGACAAAGGCTTGGCGTCCCCACACCGCACCTTCCCGCAGATGCCCTATATGTCTTGGCTGTTCTCGAGGCTGCTCACGGAGTCGATCGTCTTCATTCCAAAAAGCCGCGAGATGCTTCTCTCCTGGGCGGTCATCGGCTATTGCGTGTGGCGTTGCCAGATTTTCCCCGGTACACAGGTGCTCGTTCAGTCCCAAAAGCACGATAAGGCGTGCGAGCTGGTCAAAGGAACGGAACCTCCGGGGTACGCCTACACTCTCTACGACCGGCAAGACTCTTGGCTGAAGAAGCGATACCCGCTGGCGATGCGAGCGGAAGACCTGCCGGCTGACAACGTGGTATGGGCGAACCATTCCGAGATTCAGGCGATCGGGAGAGGCGCCGACCAAGTTCGCCAGTACCACCCCACCGTCTACGTGGTTGACGAGATGGCGTTCATGGAGGAAGCTGCGGCCAGCTTTGGGGCGGCTACGCCTGTAGCCAAGCAGATAATCTGCGTTAGCTCCGCTGGACCGGGTTTTTTCGGAGACATATGCAGCGAGGATTAGTTCAGATCGAGCAGCCGGGACCGATCATTCGGGTGTTTCCGATCCGAACCAGCTATACGCCAAACGATGAGTGGGCGTTCGTTGGCTTCCCAACCTTGTTTCCCCCTGGCACGCGCCAAACTCCTGTTCACGTCAGCGTGGTTTTCAAATGGTGCAGAGACCTGGCCGAGAAGATTGCTGCGTCCTGGCGCGATCATTACGACACCGTTCTAATCGGCGGGCCGGCCTACGGCGACTATGGCGACGACTTCACTCCAGGGATGTATATGAAGCACGGCTGCACCATCACAAGCCGCGGTTGCGTGAAGCATTGCGGTTGGTGCCCAGAGAAGGACCGTCCCCTCCGCGAGCTGGCCGTCAAACCAGGTTGGATAGTCCAGGATTCGAACCTCCTCGCGTGCTCTGAGCGCCACGTTCGCGCCGTCTTCGACATGCTCCGGGAGCAAGATCGATCGATTACCTTCTCCGGAGGGCTCGACAAGCACTTCCTAAAGCCATGGCACAGGGAACTGTTCGACTCCATCAAGATCGAGGCTCTGTGGTTTGCCTGCGATATCACCAGCGACCTGCCCTGGCTCGAGAAGGCTGCCGAGATATTGGAAGGAATTCCGACCGAGAAGCTCCGCTGCTACACGATGATCGGCTATGACGACGTGCCCGAGCCGTTAGATGTGGCCGAACATCGTATCGAGCGAGTCTTTGAACTGGGGTTCCTGCCGTTCTGCCAGCTATACAAGCCCGACGACTACGTGAAGATTTACCCGCCAGAGTGGAAAGCCGTTCAACGCAAGTGGGCTAGGCCGGCAGCGTACCGACCTAGGAAGACGGCATGACTCCTCCCGCGGTCCTTATCGAGTGCCTCGACCAGTTCAAGAAGGATTGGCAATCCACGACCTGTCCCCACTGTGGCGCCGGCAAGTGGAAGAACTCCCCGTTCTGCAGGCGGTGTTCAATCCGGTTACAGCGCCGCAACCTGTTTGGACGTTTCAAACACTGGACCGGGCACCGCATGGCGGCAAACATCCGATTCTATTGCAAGGATGGATACCTCGAGCCGCTACACCGTTGGATAACCTGGTACGACCGCTGCCGAGACTATCTGGGAGTAAGCGAGAAAGATGCTCTCGTCGTTGACTGAGGTGGGACAAACAGTCTTAGGCGTATGGATGAGCACGTCACACTCGAGGAAGTTCGCCAGCCGATCGGCAATATGCCCATCATTCCGCGAGGGTGTGACGAATGGTCCGAATCAGATCACGGCTATAAGATTCTCAAGGTCCACTATTCCGCTGACCCCGTGAAGACGCCGGCCTGGGCCGAAGCCCAAAAGAAGAAGAGCCCCTCCGAGAACACCTTCCGCAGAGAATTCGAGATCGACCACTACGCCGGCAGTGGCGCGGCCATGTATCCGGAGTTTAGCCGCGGGTTGCATGTCGTCAGACCGTTTCCCATTCCGCACCTCTGGACTCGGTATATGTTCATCGACCCCCACAAACGCCGGCCGCACGCCTTCCTGTGGATGGCAGTGTCTCCGGATGGAGACCACTGGTACTACCGCGAGTATTGGCCGAGCCGCGTCTACGGCAAGAAGGGCGACACCCCGGAGGACGACAAGCTCTACAAAGTGGACGAATACGTTCAGGCACTCAAATACATGGAAGGGCCGGATATCAAACACTTCTCTTCCGGAGGCTTCGCGGACAACCAGGGGCAGACCGAGAAGATCCGCATACGGGTAATGGACACGCACGGCAAAGCCATCTTCACCACCACGACCGCGGGGAAGGATGAACCGGAGACGTTCTGGGACCGCTACGAGAAACTTGGCATACGTTGCGTCGAGGCCATCAAGGATGTTGGTTCGGGACGTGACACGGTGGGGATGCGCCTACGACCGCGCAAGGTCATGCTTCCTTCAGGCGAAGCTGAAGAGGCAATCATTCATATATTCGACACACTTCCGGAGTTGATTCTCGAGTTGCGGTCGGTGCGCTGGCCGAGTTTGACTCCGGAGCAGGCAGAGAAGATGGATCCCACCGACAAGGTAATGCAGAAGCGATGCCACATGACAGACCTGATTCGGTACGGCGAGATGCTTGACCCCATTTACGTTGGACCGGCGCAGGCGCGGAGTCTCAATCCTGTGCAAGAGGGCATCAGCTATTAGATTGACAATCCAGTGAGCCGGTAAGCTAGACTCTGGACGGTAGAGGAAACGGGACCTCGGCATCCTTCGGTTGTCATCGGTCCGAAGGTTGCCGGGGTGCGAATCTAAATTATGGCAATATCTGCCACGGCAAACCCCACCGAGAACAAATCCGCTGCAATCATCGGCACCGGCCAAAGCGTGATGACCGAGGCCGAGCGCAACAAGGTCGAGGAAACCCGCGAGAGAATCAAAGCAAGCGCGGCGTGGCTTCACGACAACTTTTGGGGTGAGTGGCAGGAAGCCTTCCGGTCCTACGAAGTAAAGACAGAAAAGCTCATCTATCCTCCTGGGCATCCTCAAGCTGGCAAAGAAGACAAGACGCGCACGAACATCGCCATGCCTGAGATGTTTGTCGGAATTCGGAAGAAAGCCGTCCGCAAAAGCCGCCGGCCGCCCAACATCAACGTTCGATCTTCCGATCAGCAGATAGGAGACTTCCTGTCTCACATGGCAACCGTCCAGTGGGACCGCGCCGGCGAGCAGAAGTTTCAACGGCGCCACGTTCTTCAGGGAGACTTGTTCGGCATTTCGATCAAGCTCCATTACTACGACCAGGTAAGCCAGCAAAGGAGCTTGCGCTTCTCTACCGATAAGATTCTCAAAGAGCTTTACGTCAAGATCGATGAGAACGACAAGACGCGGAACAACTGGGTAATGGCCGATGAGGATGACAAGCGATCAGTCCGCGCTTCTCGGCTGAACGAGCAGGACCGGGCGAACGTGATGGCGAGTCTGGGACCGGAAGTGAGCCAGTCAAAGAACTTCACGCGGTTCGACGGGCCGGTATCGGAGTGGAAGTTTATCGGAGACTGGTACCCAGAGCCCGAGTTTGACGCCGTGCAGTCCTCGGCTTGGCATGTCTTCGAGGGCATCAAGGACGCGGAATGGCTGGCCTACATGGCAAGCCAGAAATTCACCGACCCGGAGACCGGCAAGAGGCGTCCGATCATCGATCCGAAGTTTCTAGGCGAACTCGAGACCTATCGCCCGCTGGACACCATGAACAAGAGCGAGGTATCGGGCGCCGAGCGCGACTTCAAGCAGACCCTTCGAGACGTCATCTTCAAAGCCCGGCCATCCTTCGAAGCGAGATTGATTCCTGGGCGCCGATACCTCATCCACCAGGACTACACCTTCCGCAAGGGGTTTTGCTGGATACGCTTCATCGGGAACGAGAAAGTGTTCTTAGGCGAGATGCCGCTACCATGGGACCTCGGCGGGCGCTATCCGATCAGCACCTATTGTCCGATGCCGTCCCTGCTGCAAGGGATTGGAGACTCGACGGCACGCAAAGGCCGGCACCTCTGGAAGCTCCACAACATCACCGTCTCGCAGCGCACCGACCTAATAACGAACGCTCTCAAGAAGCTGGTTGCGCTTCCCAAAGGCGCCGATATCCCTCCCGAGATCATGGATCTCGGCCTGTTCCGCGTCCTTTTCAGCGACAACTACCGGGAGATCATTGCGGCGTTCCAGGCTGCCGGCCCACAGGTTCCCGCGCAAGCGTTCGAGCAGGAAGCTGCAGTAATGCGAATGCTTCAAATGGTCGAGCCATCGATCATTGATTTCGGGGAGCAGAGCCAGGCTGTACCTAACACCGGAAAGACCGCAACCCTCGGCATCCTTCAGCAGCGATCGGCGGACGGCATCAGCGGGGACGAACTCGAATGCCTGAACGACTCGATTGCCGAGGAGACCGATATCAAGCTGTCCATGTGGCAGCAAGTCTTGAACGAGCGCGAACTAGAAAGCCTGGGACAGAGTTTCCAGAAGAGTACGTTCTGGACGATCAGCACCGCGGGCGGGCCGGATAAGCCTCGCCGGATGTTTGACGACCCCCTCGAGCTGCAGGTTGATTTCGAAGTAGAACCCGAGATGGGGAGCACGCTGGCGCTGGATGACGCCATCAAGAAGAACCAGGCGCAGGAGATTTACGATCGGGCAATCGCTGCCCCTACCGTTTGGAACGTCCAAGAGGCTGCTCTACGGTTGGCGCGTGCGTCCGGGGTGTCAGAGCCAGATAAGCTCATGGCACCCCCGCCGCCGCCACCGCCACCGCCACCGCCGCAAGAACCGAAGATTTCCGGCACGGTCAATGTCAAGGTCGAGGCCGACGTGGAAACGAGCCATGTCTTAATGTCCAAGGTGTTCGGCATTGCCCCGCCGTCTCCGCAAGACACGGAAGTAGCGCAGGCTCACGAAAAGCTCGCGGAAGCCGCAGAGAGCGCGAAGCACGCCAGATTCCTCCTGGGAGAAGACCCGGACGAGGTTGCTGCCGCCCAAGGGAACAACGGCGCGGGTGGACCGCCGGCAGGCCCGTGAGATGGACTTCACCGAAACCGATCGGCTGGTTCTTGGCAGGCTGCTGGACGACCCTGAACTACTCTCCCTACTGAAATCGATCGATTCTACTCGAGCAGAATTCTATTTGAGTGAATTGCTGCACGAAACCCAGGCCGACTCGCCTAACATGAACAAAATCATCCAGCTTGCTTCGAAGTTTGCTGAGAGGCGGGAAGGTGTCCAGAGATACGGTATCGAATCAAAGAACCGGTAGCATGGACAACGGATACCACGTAAGGATTTTCTTCAAACCAGAGGAAAACGGCGAGATCGAAGAAAAGCGATTTCGATGCTTACTGGCGCGTTCTCCGCAGGGCGCTATCACCAAAGCGTTCGAACTGAGCCGGAAGCGGAATGGCGGGGAGCACTCCAATTATGGATGCAAAAAAATAACGATAGAAATTACCTGCCTTGGGCCCGTCGATCAGTAGTAGAATCTCGACCAATGAAAACCATTTCCCTCACACAAGGGAAGCAGGGCAGAAAATGAAGCCGCACGAAGAGCGAGTCGTGAAAGAGAAAGAGGAATTGGACGAGAAGCTCTCGAAGCTGAGGCTGTTTTTCACCTCGGAGACGTTTGGCGAAGTCAACGCGAACGAGCAAGCACGGCTGAAGCGGCAAGAAGAGGCTATGAACACGTACTCCGAAATTCTTGGAGAGCGCATCGCAGCGTTTTGAAACTCACTTGGCCGTATGGGTGTGCGGAGAGATTCCGTGACCGAGAACCGCGTGGATAACTCGATGAAACAAAGGCTGAGTGAGAAGTGAAAGGACGAGATTGAACACTGGCCGAATGGTACGCGGGGAGACCCCGCGGCAAGTCGGGCTCTTTTGCGAGGGCCAAAGGCTGGGAAACAAAGGTCAGTGAAGTAAAGTCTTATGACAGGACCAACCTCTACCACACACGTAGCCACGTGCGCCATTTGTCGTATGGACTTCTACAAGCAGGCGACCAGCTACCGCCTAATCTGCCGCAAGTGTGAATTAGCTGCGATCAAGGACAAAGCAAAAGACGATAGGGTTCCTGCCGGCCCGGCTGCCGCCCTTGGAAAGCAGCCGACGTGAAGGTATGCCTGATTTGGTGCGGAAGCATGACGGCGGCCTGGTCGGTCGGAGACGGGCTCGCAAACGCCTTAAATAAAGCCGGCAACCATGTTCTCCGAATTCCTCGCGGCAGGCGCGAATGTCCCCTCGTAACAGTGGAAGCTCTGAACCTGGCCGATGTGATTATCGTCAGCGGTCCGGAGCACATCTTGCGGTCCCAGGTGAAAGGAGAATTGCCGACACCCTACGCCTTCTCGGACCGGGAAGTGTCGCTCTACGAGTGGAAGAACGAAGTGAAGCCTCCGAAAATCTTCATGTACCACGAAACAAACCGGCGCGAGGACCAGAACTTCGGCTTCGAGGACTATCTTCAGTACGGTGACTACCACTTCTTTCCGGCCATTCAGGATGCCGAGACGTTCGATCAAGAGCATTTTGCGAAAGGTCGATCGTTCTGGCTGCCGTTCGGCGTGGATACCGACGTGTTCAAGCCGCTGAAGTGCCCGCATTGCGACTACGGGTTAGGAACGATTCTCGGGGTGCGCGAACCAAAGAGCGGCGAGACGATGTTCCAGGCACAAACGAACTACTGCAAGGTTTGTCTTGGCTCGAGGACGGCACCGAGTCCCAAGGATATCGATGTGGGCTTCATCGGACTGATTTACCCGAAACGGCACCTGTACCTCGAGAGCCTTGCGCGGCACGTCAAGGACGGCGATCCCATTCCGATGACTGGCAATGTCCAGGTTTTGGACATAGACGGGCTGGCGTACCACGATCAGGCCATGCGGCTGGCGATGAACTACCGGAGGATCAAGGTGTTCCTGAACCTGCCGGCGTACTCCGAGCTGATAACGACCAAGGTTGTCGAGGTAATGGCGTGCGGGAGTTTCATGCTCACGCCGATGCTCGAGGGCGCAGCCGAACCTAACTGCATATTCGTGCATGGGAAGGAATTGGCCTACTACCGGCCTTCGAATCTGCCGTTCCTGGTTCAGACCTGGCGGGAGTTTGTCGATCGAGACCAGCTTCGGGAGAGCATTGCGACCGCGGGCATGATGCGCGTGCGGGAAACGCTGAGTCTCAAGAAGCAGATAGCGGAGATTTTCTACAAGACCATCATTGAGAGAGCGAAGACGGCGACCATCCAGTGATGTACGAGGGGGGTTCGATGAAGAAGCAATTGCCTTGGGCCGAGCGCACAGCCAAGCCGCACCGCGACGATGCTCTGTACCGCAGGACCGTCAAACGGGTACCTCGCAAGGTTAGAAAGGAAAAACGATGAGAACGGCACTTGTTACCGGAGGCGCCGGCTTCCTGGGACGAGTTTTGATTCCGCGGTTGCTCGAGGCGGGTTATGAGGTTCATTCGGTGGATCCGGAGTATGGTGTCCATGGACTTAACACGGACCTTGGTTGCGGGCACGTCGTGCACCTGTACGCCGAACGCTTCGAAACCTTCCAGATCAAGGCCAAACGCTACGACCTGGTGTTCCACCTAGCGTCCTACCTCACCAAGTACGATATCGAGCAGCGCAATAAGATGGGCATGGAGGCCTTCCGGGATATTGACCTGGACCTACAGATGGCTCAATACCTCGAGAATCTCCCACCGCGGGAGCGCGTTGTCTGGTTATCCTCTTGCGCGACAGACGCTGAGGGCGTGGAAGTGTACGCCTTCAACAAGTACGTCTCGGAACGCTTTGCTCGTTGGCTAGGAAAGCGGGAGCGCGTTCCAATATCGATTCTCAAGCCGTATGCCGGCTACGGGCCCGGCCAAAGCCTGAGTTATCCGATGACTGCGATCATCCACCGAGCTCTACGGCTAGAAGACCCGCTGTACGTTTGGGGAAGCAAGAAGACCGTGCGAGACTGGATTTACGTGGACGACATAGTAGACGCGATATTGATGGCCGCAGACGGGATTTTCCCGAAGGGTGGCGCTATTCCGATCGGGACCGGAGTGCCTACATCTTTCGGTGAACTGGCGATGCAGATAGCCTTGCAATGCGGGTATTCCCCGCAGATCACTGCCGACCTCGAGAAGCCAATCGGTTCTGAGCATCGTGTCGCAACGACTGCCGTTGCCGAGAGCTTCGGTTTCAAGGCCAAGGTGACGCTGGCCGAGGGACTTGCGCGGTGCATTGCCGTAGCTAAGGAGAAAAGCGCAACCTTCCGCGGAGTAGGAGTGTGATACGCCTGCACGAACTCGATCGACCTGCCGTCCTAAACAGGCAAGCTATGGCGCCGGCCCGCGTCTACGTCAACGACCCCACCCAGAACAATCGCATTCGCCACGCTCGAGAAGAGGTAAAGCGGATTCTCCTGATGCTGAAGAGCGATTACGTCTCGACCGCCCACACCTTCAGGACCATCGTGGAGCTTGGCGCGAACTCCTGCGATATCTCCGGACAGTTTTCCATGGGACACCGCGTCCACGTTTGGGAGATCAGTCCGACCTGCATTGAGTACATCACCAGGAACTTCCCATGGGTGAAGGTCCACGCCGAAGACCTGGAGGACGCGCAGACGATGCCGGCAGACGTGCTAATTCTGTGCGAAGTGCTCGAACACCTGACAGATCCGGACGCACTCGTAAAAAAATGGCTTCCAGAGGCTCGCTACGCGCTTATCTCGTCCCCCTTGGAGGGAGACCTCACCGGAGATTTGAGCGGAGGAGAGCATGTCTGGAGCTTCAAGGAGCAGGACTTCCAGAACTTCGCCAAGATCGGCGGGCATGAAGTGCAACGGCAGTTTGATTTCCAGATGGGGCAGTACCGAATCAAGATGATGTGTACCAAGCGCAAGGAGGGCAGTCCATGAAGAACACCGCATACGAGATAGCCGAAGACGCCTGCAAGAAGCAGCTCGAGGCCATTCACGGCACCGTCGAGGAAGGGATGACGGTTCACGGTACTCTAACCTTTGCGAAGTGGGCTGAAGCGGTCGAATCGGCTTTGGAGTCGGTATGCCGCGAGATGGAAAAGGATTAGATCACACCCCCCTACGCAACGTGTTGACATTGCAGACAGTTCGGCTGCTATGCTTGCTGCCGTGAAGTTTTGTGCCCTATTCCTGCTGGCCTTCCTCACATTGGCGAGTACCGCGACGGCCCAAGAAGTGGCTATCAGCGGGAACATCAAAGACGTTACCGGCACCAGCGTCATTTCGAACGCGCAGGTAGACTTCGAGCTTCAGAACTACGGCGGCCAGATCCCTCACGTTCTCTCGACGGGCACGATCATCGCCGTAAAGAAGACGTTCAAACCAGACTCGAGCGGGAATATCCACTGCGTAGGAGTCGGCTGCACGGATACCCTGCTGATGAATTCCGCGGTGCTGCCGTCTGGAACCTGGTACAGCATGTGCCTCATCAGCCAGGGACACACGCTGCGATGCAATAATTACATCATCAACCTGCCGTTTTCCTTGAACAACCTGCCGCCACCGCTGAACGTCACCCCGCCGGCCGGCCCGAGCACGCTTGTCACGCAGTCCTACACCTGCCAAGTCTTCATTGCGTCCACAATTTGGACTTGCGTGCATAGATTCAACGATGTGAACGTGGAAGCCTCGACCTACACCCTCCTCGGCGTGCGAATCTTCCCGGACACCATGACGATCACCGACCCCAACACGGTGACGTTCACCTGGCCGACCGCGCAAGCCGGCACCGCAGTTATCTTCCACGCCGCACCGCTGACCTTCGCCATCACTCAGCCGAACGCCGTGCTGCAGAATCCAACGGGTTCGCAGGTAATCTCGACATGGCCTCTGCTGATTTCCTCTCCAACGTCGTTTAGCTTCCTCCTCGGGCTTCCGACCAAGACCGATCCAGTCACGCCGGCGCCCGGCGAGGCCTGGGTGAACCTCGGGCTGCTGAAGTTTGAGGACAATGCCGTTTCGCCTGCGAAGCATGTGGTGTCGACGTCACTTCCTGGAACCTGCTCTGCCGGCCAAGTCGTCAATGCAATCACCGCGGACGCCGTTCCGGGGTGTATCCCGTTCTCGCTTGCTCTCACGGCGCTGACTACTTTGGGCGACACTCTGAGCGTAAACTCCACGCCGGCCTTAACTCGAATTCCCGGAAACACGACCGCGACAAAACTATTTTTCACGCAGACCGGGACTGGCTCTGTTTCAGCTTTGCCGGGGTGGAATCCGATCGTTGCCGGCGACGTGCCTCAGATCAACCTTGCAACTTCCGGAGCTGGAGGAGTAGGCGGGTTGCTGCCGATTGCTAATACCTGTCCAGGGACGACTGGCGCAAGCTCAACGACGTTCCTTCGAGGAGACTGCACTTGGAGCAATCCTTCAGGCGGGGTGGTGGCGGTTTTTGCTAACCAAACCATCTCAGGACAAAGCATTCCCGCAAGTACGCCAACGGCAGTCGTCGCAAAAGCGATTACGATGCCGGCGAGTGGCTGCCCATGTCGCGTGTTTATGTCCTACTCGGTCTGGTCCACTACGATTACAAGCGGGACCGGTTACGATCTTTGGATTTCGGATGGAACAAACACGATGGCCCCTTTCAGCACCGGCGCATCGAACGGGTCGGGTGGGTCCACCGGGATGAGCTATTCAGGATTCAGCCCTGTAACTTACGCCAACGGTGTAACGGTGACTTTCACGCTGATGGAAGAAGGGGACCACAGCATCATCATCCAGGCCGGAAAGATCGTTGCCGGCAGTGTTGCTCCGTGGACTTTGCAGCTTGCGGTCTTCCAGAGCAATTAATTGAGGAGTGTGGTGTTGAAAAGATTCGCCATATTGTTTTTGTTGTTGCTGCCGAACGTGCTTATCGGCCAAACCTCGCATGGCCGCATCAGTTCCGATCGGATAACGAACAAAACAACCATCACGATCACGGGCGCGACTCCGGACGTATCCGTGGGAAACGTCTTCCAGACGGCTAACAGCGGAACGACGGTCATCACGAACTTCCTGAATGGCGTGGACACGCAGCTCATTACGATTGTCTGCGGGGATGCGAACACCTCCATTCTTAGCAATGTCAACATTCTGGTGCCAAGCGGAGGCTTCTCTTGCACGGTCAAGACGACGATCTCCTTCATCTACATCGCCCCGGCCCTTCAATGGATTCAAACCGCGAACGCAGCAGGAGGCAGTTTTGCTTTCCCGGTTGAGCCTCCTTTTACCGTCCTCGCCGGGCCCGGAGCGAACTCCATTACCGGAATCAATGACGGCGTAGCTTTAGCTTCGTCCTCCGGTATCTCCACCTCGCAGTCCATCACGCTCACTCCCGGAAGCACACACGACTGGATGTTCTTGGCGCTGTCTAACGACATAAACATTAACCCCGGAGGGGTTACGACTGTTTCAGGCGGCGGAACTTGGACAAACATCTTCAGCACCTCAAACAACGGAGGCTTATGGTCCCAGACTCTATCCAGCTCTAACCCCATCACCACGCAAGGGAACACCATAAACCCAACAAATTGGGCAGGGATGCTGTTCTCCCTGGCTCTTAAACCGGCCACGACTCCTACAATCGTGCAGCAGCCTTCAGTCACCAGTGGAGGCATACCCAACGGAAGTACGACCAGTTTCACCGGCAACACCACGAACGGAGACGCCATTCTGGTCATTCTGATAGGTGGCGTGGTTTCTAGCGTGAATACCGATTACATCACCGACAGTGAAGGGAACCTGTACACGCCGCTTGGATTTGCGACGAACACGGCCGGCTTCGGTGAAGTAGCTCTCGTTTTCCTCTCCGCAAACATCGCTGGCGGCACTCACGACGTAGTGAAATTCCATACGCAGGGTTCAGGAGTAAGCGGCAGTTTCCAAGCCTTGGAAGTGAACAACCTGGTCCTCGCAAATGGGTTGCCCACCTTCCGAGCAGTACAACCGGGAGACTTGCCCGCTGGCTACGTTAAATTTATTGCTGGCGGCGGGTTGGCACTTACTACTGCCTTAATCGCTTCAGGGGCTTGCGGTGCGACCGTGACCGCAGTGGCTACTGGCGTACAGACTACGGATACGATCGAGATGGCGTTCCAAAATGCAGTGACAGCAGCGGACGCAGGCTTGCTCATCCTTCACAAATGGCCGACAAACGGCGCTGTCAACTTTGCATATTGCAACCCGACCGCTGGTTCGATCACTCCGAATCCTATATCGATAAGCTGGAGCGTGCATCGATGAACTCCTTTACGGAACTCATCCAAGCGCACCCAACGATCTCCGCGCTACTGGCCTACTACATCGCCAGCGCCTTCGTGGGCTCTCTGCCGGCGCCTGATGTTTCCTCGAGCATGTTCTATAGATTCGTTTTCAAATTTATGAACACGTTGGCCGCGAATCTCACTCGCGCCTATAGTTCGAAACTTCCCCTTGCCATCGCGCAAGCCGCTGGAGTAGCTCAAGAGCAGGAGAGACAGGGACACCTTCCGGACCCGCCTAAACTATGAGGAGGATGACATGATCGAATTTATGATCGAGTTTGTGGTCTTCGTGGTATGCGTGGTTATCATCGTCTTGATTGTTCAGTGGGGCATGGCTAAGGTCGGTTGGACGATCGACCCGACCCTTAAAGCCATCATCGGGTTAATCATTTTCCTGGTTTGCTTACTCGCCTTTTTGAACATGACCGGCCATCTCACCAGCAGAGGATTCATTTGGCATTGACATTACAGCCAGTCCTCACGATAGACTTTTCCGCAGGATATCGGCGGGACCGCCCCGCGATACACTATGGACAAAACCGCAGAAGAGAACGCACTTAGCAACATCGGCTTTACCGCAGACGCAAACGAAGAGGAAACCTCCTCCTCTGGTGGTGGCGTAGGAGTAGCGGAAGAAGAAGCCGAACACGCCGACGAAACGACCGAAACCGAAGAGTCAGCCGAAGAAGAATCCCGCGAAGACGAAGAGGAAAGCTCTGAAGAGGGCGAGGCTGAATCTGAGGAAGAGACCGCTGCAGCCGCGGATGAGACTCCCCAAGGCTATGACCTACTGCTGCCCAACAAGCAGCAAAAAGTCTATCCGGACGAGCTCTACCAGTTGGCAGCGAAGAAGTTTGGCGTGGAACCGTCCCTCGTTCAAAACAAGTCAATCCGCAGTCTGCTGAAAGGAAAGATTGATTCCGATATCGACAACCGGAATCTCCGCGATCGACTCGATACGGGTGCAGAAGACGACACGATAGTTGATGAGGAAGCCGAGACCGAAGAAGCGCCGGCAAGACGCACCGCGGGCGCCGAGATCGAGGCTACTCCCGCAAAGCAGATGGAGGCGACGTATAGCTTCCTGCGAGGCGGGCTCGACGGTAGGTCTCCGATAATCACGAAAGACGGCGCCAAGCTCTACTCTGACGCTAGTCTCTCGGCTTATAGCGACCTGCAGGCGGCAATCGACTCTGGCGACCCCAAGAAACTAGAAGCAGCGCAGATCAAGTACACCGAGTCACAAGCTGCGTTCGCTACCGTGATGTTCGCCAACGTGTTCCCGGCACTCCTACCCTACTTGCTCCAAGCGGTTCCTTCTCAAACCTGGGATGGGATTGTCGGCGGCAAGCTCGAGGAACGCGAGGAGATGAAGGAAGTTCACCAGTCAGCCCGCGCCGAACTAATGAAAGACCCGCGGTACTCCGACTTCAAGGAACTGGTCGAATCGAAGGCAATCTATAACTTCGCTCGAGAGAATCCCGAAATTCTGGACAAGACTTTCGTGGATGCGAACGGGCGCCCCATCAAAGACCCTGTGAAACTGAATATGGCACGGTACCGCTATATCGTTCACCAGATCAGGGGACAGAACTACAGGCCACCGGTTGACCTTGTGAGGCGAGCAACGGAATCAGGACGTCGGCAAGCGAACGCCATAGCCGAGCGGAAAGCCGCCGGCAGGTTGAGCACCGGACGCGGGCGCGGGAATCAGGGTACCAGTGGCGACAGGTACGAAACCAAGAATTGGGCCGAGCGCATGAAGAACGCTTCGAAAATGTCCGATCCCCTTGGCTCGTTCCTCGAGGCCAACAAGTGAGGAAGGAATGAAGGTTTTGAGCAGCAATTCTGCTTATAACGACAAGATTTTTTGGGCTGCCTGCCTGGTTTTGGTGGTTCTTGTCTTTGCTTTTGGAGGAACGCAAGCCGGCATCTTATCGATGTTCGCCTTCGGGCTCGTCACGACGCAGCGATCGACGAACGAGGCAATCTCTGAAACCGTCCTGGTCCGTGATGTGCCTGATGAAGTCATGGTTCTGGATGGCGATATCACGCCGCTTACGGTAATGAGCGTGAACGCCAAACGGAAGAGACCGACATTCAGTCCTCGAATTGAGAAGCTCGAGGACAACCTCCGAACCCTTTGGGGGTATATGAATGCGGCTGCCATTGCTTCCAACGTGACCTCGGTCATCGTCAACGATGGTTCGCTGTTTGCTCCCGGCGACCTGGTTTGCGTGCCTCACAACCCGGTCCAGGCCGGCGCTGATGAAGTCTTCCGCGTCACGGCCGGCGGCGGTGCGACCGCGAACGTCACCCTTACGGTAGTCCGGGGAATCGGCGGCACGGGCGCCGATACCATCGTGGTTTCCGGTTCGCTGAGGATCCTTGGCAGCGCATACGCCGAAAACGGCGCCTACGGAACACCGCGGAGCACCCTCAAGACGACCATCATCTCCTACACCCAGATCATCCGTGAGCCGTTCCAACTCTCGGAGACGCAACGGGCGTCGAAGACCTACGGCGGTCCGGAAGAAGACTTCCAGGAACGCATGGCGCTTCTGAACTGGAAGAAGCAGTCTGAAGCAATGGCTCTGTGGGGGAAGCAGTCTGAAACCCTGGCCGCGCCGGGCACCGTGCGGACGACCATGGGCTTTAAGCCTCGCGTGCAAACGAACGTTACGAACGTCAACACCACGTTGACGCTGATCCTCTTCAACACTTTCGGGCAAACCGCCTTCCGCTACAACATGGGGAGACCGCGCTTGTTCATCGCCGCGCCAATCTACATCTCCGCGGTGAACTATTTCTCACAAAATAAATTACTTACCGAGGTCGGGCAAACGGTGTTTGGCGTTAAGGTAAAAACACTGTATTTGCCACACGGTACGCTGATGCTGGCGAACAACTTCTTGATGGAGGCTGGTGTTGCTGGTCAGTCCGGGTTCGCCACCGAGGCCTACGCGGTAGACCTTGCCAATGTTGAGTACCGCTATCTCTCGGCAAACGGCGTAAACCGAGACGTGAAGCTGTACCGCAACGTCAAGGTGGACGGCACGGACGGCCAGAGCCATGAGTACAAGGGAGAGATCGGCTGGATCTTCACCCAGGAGCAATCTCACAGCCGTATGTATAACGGTGCCGCATACGCCTGATTCGACGTTGTTCAAGCGAGGCGCGTGGAAAAGGGGGGATTTCCTGCCCGGAGTCCCCTCCTTTAATTCAGGGAGACGACAAGTGGACAAAACCTACCTCTGCGTGAACTGCGAAAAGGAATTCAAGGCCGGCGCCTGGTACAACTGCCAAGGCAACCCCTCGAGAAAGCATGTCGTTGAGAATCGCACCTTCTACAGCGCACACGACAAAGAGGTTGTGAACGCCGTCCCGCAGACTGCCTTTCTCGGCGCTTCCGGCGAGCGCGTGAGCGTTCCGGGAATCATCGTGACCTTCGAAGGCGGGCAGTACCACACCACCGATCCCGAGCTGCAGGAAGTCTTGTCGCGCACTAACCCCATGCCGAAGGACGTTTACATCGAAATGAGGATGACTCCGGAACTGAAATCCGGACGCGACCGCAAGGTTATCTCCGATCAGCAGGAACTCATCAACAAGCTGAAGGAAGAGAACGAGCAACTCAAGAAATCCTCGCCACCGCCGGCGACCGATGGCAAACCCCAACGAGGGCGGCAAGCGGCTGCCTAGTCCATGCCGGCCTATGAGTACATTTGTCCGGACAGCCACATAACGACCAGAATTGCCCCCATCTCCCAATGGAAGGACCGGATACGCTGCAAATGCGGCAGAATGGCCGAACAGTTCTTTACCAAGCCTCCGCACCCTCACTCGGGGAGGACGATTTGGACGGCGACGGAAGTTCTGGGAGCGAAGAGAGCAGCCTCGGAAGAGTACGCTGCCGAGCTGGAAGAGGCGGCCATGGGAGGACGGGAGCTTCAGTAAGAGCCTGTAAACGCTGTACACACGCTGATTGCTGGCGGGCCCACTTGACCGATGCTCAGGCGTATATGGACAGCAGCGAGCCTCATGCGTGGTTTGTAGATGCGGACGGGAAGACCTGGCGCTGTCATCACTGCGGCGACACGATCATCGGTGGAATGAAACCCTGCGACTGACATGAAAATAGATATCGCAGTCCCGACGTACCGCGGGCTTCTCAACCCCCAGGCGAAGAACGCCATGGATAGGCTTCTGGCGTATTCGAACTGCACCTGCTTCACACAGAACGCCGCGCTGGCGAGGCAGATGTTCGAAGCGATCGAGCGGGCCGGCAGGAAACCAGTCAACATCCGGCTTCCGCAACACAACCCCTTCCACAACACCGACGAGTGCCCGGTCGGCAAGCACAGCATTCACGTCATCCCCCAGGTGAACGCCTGCGTGATTCATTGGGCGCGAAACCACCTTCTTATGAACATGCGGAAGGACGCCGATAAGGTTCTGTTCTGCGATGACGATATCGTTGTGGAGCAGGACACGCTCGAGCGGCTGCTCGCGCACAAGAAGGATATCGTTGCCGGGCTCTGTACCAAGCGAATCGACCCTCCCGAGCCCGTCATGCGCCAGTGGATGGACGAGATCCAGAACTACGGAGTGATTTTGCAGTGGCAGGAGGGAAAGCTGGTCGAGGTGGACGCCTGCGGGACGGGGCTTCTCTTGATCTCGAGGAAAGTCATCGAAGACGTTGGCCGAGCCTACCACCCAAAAGAGTATGCCGACCATGGCGATGGCTTCTGGTTCGAGTTTTTGAGAGGCCCCCATGGGCAAGAGTGGGGCGAGGATTTGAGCTTCTGCTGGAAAGCTCGCCGGCTAGGCTATCAGATGTTTGTGGACACCGCGGTAACTCCCGGCCATGTAGGAGAATATCCCTACGGCGTTGCCGACTACCTGCAATACCAGGAAGCCGTCCTCGCGGCGGGCGGAATCACGGCCTACCGCAGAGGGGAAGCGCGGAAGCAGGTTGCAAATTGGGAGTTTCCGAAGCGGACAAGCGATGAATTGGTGGAGGTTCTATGAAGAAACTTATTAGCTTTCTTATTATGGTTTCGATCGGCGCAGCAGCCGGCCAGGCCAGGGAAAGACACTTCAGCTACACCGAGTCGCGGCCCGTCATTCCTCCCCGTCCAGCGATCGAGACTCCGGAACCACCGGAACCGCAAGGCGGCACCGTCAATTCAAACCTTCGCATCCCTTCTATCTTCGCTTTGGTTTTCGGTGACGGGCAATCCGATGATGTGTACGTCCAGAAGACTTCCTCGAACACCATCACAGTCCACGGGAACCTGACCTGCACCGGAGGGACGTGCGGAGCTGTCTCGATACCTGCGCTGTCCAGTTTAAGCGACACCACCATCACCACGCCGGCCAACAACGACTTGCTCACTTACTCCACGGCGGATTCGAAGTGGGAGAACAAGCCGATCGGAGTGCAGCCTTACCGATTCAGCGGCTTCGTTGCGGGGACCTACACCACCTCGCAAGTCTTATTTGCGGTCCCGGTCGGGAGCACCGTCACCTTTGCGGCAAACTTCAGCGGTTCTCAGGCAGTCCTGCAGGCGGCAGCGACGGCTTCGACAGTCTTCATCATCAACAAAATTATCAGCGGGACGCCGACCCAGATCGGCAGCATCACTTGCGGAATCTCTGCCACGGTATGCACGTTCACATCGTCCAGCGGCTTGACGCAAAGCCTAGCCTCGGGGAACGTGCTAGAGATCGTTGCCCCCGCTTCGGCTGATACCACTGCCGGCGCACTCGGATTCTTGCTCCTGGGGACAAGCTGATGAAGAAACGGATACTCCTGGTCCTCATCCTCTTTCTGGCTCCGCTGTCCAGGGCGCAGATCACGATTGTCCAATCCGGTCATGCTGTTGGTGGCGCGGTCTCTACCACCGCCGCTTACAATCAAGCGGCGACCCACACCATGTTTGTGTTCGCATCAGCTTACGGCACAATTCTCACCGGCAACATCTCGGACACCGCAGGAAACACCTTCACGCCAGTTTTCACGGCAGGAGACTTCGTTATCACCGCAAACAACGTTCACGTTCAGGCATGGACCGTCTTTGGCTGTCTAGGCAACGCAGCCAACGTAGTCACCATTTCGACGATGGGTAATGATTTTGGTTCCGGTGGCATCTCCGTCTACGATATCACGGGAGTAACTGCTCTTGACTTCAAGGCAAACGGTGCGTCGGGTTCTGAAGCGATCACATTTAGCTCAGCGCACGCCAACGAAGCAATCGTGTCATTAGTCGTAAACTTTCAGAACTTCTTGAGTGGAGGAAATACGCCACCAGCCACATCGCCTACTTATACGCTCGACCCAAGTGGACCTTTAACGGGCTTTATAGTCGGAGCAACCAAGGTAGTTTCGACGCTTCTAACAACTGTCACCGAGACGTGGACAACCGCCAACTCAGCTTACGATCAGGTCTTTACGTTCGGGCTTACTGCAGCAGCGGCAGTGAATCCAAGTCAACCAGTTGTCTTTGTTACGGAGTATTTGGGCTATGAACGTCAGAATGAAAGAAGAAGAGACTCCGGTTGCCCGTCTCGCCGCGGTGGTTGTCTGGGTAACAACGAAGATCGAGAGAAATTTCGAGAAGACTGGCAACGGTCCGCGGATTCCAGACTACGCCGACTATCGCGCAGCACTCGCGCCGTACTTGAGGAGGGAAGAGCTGCTGTGGAGGATGGATGAAGCCCGGAGGACAGCCGAGACGGATGAACTCACAGCAAGGCTGAAACAACTAGCCAATGAGCTTTTTGAATGTGACGTGGCAATCTCTAAAATTCAGAGCACCCTCACATCGTTCGATCGACGGATGCTCAAGGAATTGAAGATCAAAGAATGATTGAATCCTCCGGAGAGTGGCGCGACGAACGACTCTGGGTGTTGAAAACGCTAGAGAAGTTAGAGGACGAACAGCGCCGGGAAGTGGAATCGGCTGCCCTTATGTCGCAAGGGCAGCTAATAAAAGCGAGTAAGGATATCCAGGAAGCGCACATCAAAATCCGGGCTCTCGAGAAGGCCAGGAGGAATCTGAGCATCAAGTATTGGATCGTGACTGGCGTGCTCTCCGTTGCCACAGCTTTGTTGCTGAAGGTTTTAGAGAGGTACTTTCACCCATGACCGTGCAAGAACTTGCCGAGGCCTGCCGGAATATCAGCGAGGACAGCATCAAGAAGCTGAAGATTGAATCCTGGATCTCGATGGAGCTAGGGCGCATCGTCAACCGCAAACACTATTTTTGGAGGCGGGCGGCGATCGAGTTTGACACCGTAGCGCAGCAACCCACTTACGACCTCACCGCCGGCCCGAATGCCATTGCGGCAGACTTCATGCAGATGGGCAGCAACCTGTTCCAGTTCGACGGAACGAACAAGACCGGGGAATTGCAATTCGTGGATGACAACCTGGGATTGCTGAAGATGCGGAAGGGCACCACGGTCACTACGCCGTCAGTCTTTAGTATCGAGCTAGGTTCGAACACCAAGACCCTTCGCCTAAGCCCCATCCCGGATACCGTCTATTCCTATGCCGGCGTCTACTACCGCGGGGCGGTCATCAACTGGAACAGCCCGGACGACGAAGAAATTCCCCTGGTCCCTCCGGAAATGCACTATGTCGTTTACCAGGCCATGGAGCGGCGAGTGTTCTTCTACCTGTACGGCCAAAAAGACCCCCGTGCGGCGATTGCCGTACAAGCCGAACAGCAGTGTCTTGGAGACCTCGACGCCTACAAGTCTGGTTCCACAATGCAAGCCTTGGAATGGCGATCAGGGGACCATAACGATTTCGTTCAAAGCACTCGTTGAGGTGGTATGGCCGGCAGCCGTGTAGCCTTCGAGGATTTCAGCGGAGTAGATAGTCGATCGAGTCCCCTCCGTCTTCCCCCAGGTAAAGCTCTGCGTCAGAAAAATTGGAGACCGATGCCGAACGGCACGCTGCAGCTCCGGAACGGTTATACCCGGCCTCCCATGCTTGGAGCGACAGACGTAAATCCGATTCACTCCGCGGCTTACTACGAACTCCACGACAACACTCAGCAGGTTCTCTATTCCCAAGGGAATGTGTTGCGGCTGTACGCCGTAGCCAACGGAAGCGTTTCAACCGTCTCCACGCTTTCGAATACGCTCTCCTGGAACGGATGCTTCGCAAACAACGCCTTCATGTTTGGGAATGGCGTCGATCAGAAAATCTACGACGGCGCCACCCTGCGGAACATCGGCATCCCGGCACCTACGGCAGCGGAAGCTGCGGCGGTGACGGTATCCTTCTCGACCGCGACAACCGGCAGTTGGGCAACCAGTGACCCCACCCTCCTCGGCTATCAGCTCTTCATGTGCTACTACAACCCGGTCAACGGAGCGGTCGGCAACCGTATGCAGATCGGCGCCAGGTTGCAGGTGCTCGCTGCAGGCGGTGAGATGGTCTTGACCGGCCTGCCCAATCTGGCGACGTACAGCGCGGAATGGGTGAAGCTCATCGGCCGAACCGGAGATAACGGCCTGGTTCCAAACGCGCTGATTGACGGCAGCGGAACGTGGATTGTTGTGGGGAATACGCTGACCACCGCGACTATCCTGGATGCCGCGACAGATCCGAATTCAGAGCTCCCGACGAGAAACGGGTTTCCGCCGAAGTTCAACAAGATTTGTTGGGCTCTTGGACGCGCCTACGCGATCGATGAGAACGACCCGAGCGGCGTAATGTTTTCCGAATCTCTTGCCGATGTGCCTTCCGGGCTGTTTGTGGGAGACCCGCGGCAGTCTTGGGCGGCCTCGAGCAAAGTCTACTTTCCGACAGGTGAGCGATGTATTGCCTTGCATACGCAAGACGATCAGGCATGGGTGTGGACAAGGAACCACTTAGCCATTCTGACGGAGTACCAGGGAACCGATGCCAGCTTAGGCCGGCCCGCGGTCCAGTGGATGGGCACTTGGGTTGGCGGTATCGCTACGAACCGCGCTTTCGTCAAAACCAGGCATGGACCTTTCTGGGTGTCCTACGATATGGAACTCATGTCTCGGCCCGTCGCGGCCAGCTATCAATCCGGAGCTTCCGGACCTGTCCCGGTAAGCACCGACTACGAAGCTGCCTTGCTCGCTCGCATTGTTAACCGCGACAGCATCGAAATGGCCTACCTGTTGGATCCGTACAAGGATATCGACTGCATCTACATTCGCGGGCTCGATATCAACGGCAACGAGGTTGTCGTCGTCCATGACTTCGGTTCTGGCGGCATCGGACGGGAGCACGTCTACAACGTGGTATGCAACACCTTCGTTCGCAACCCGGACAACGTTGTTTCCATGAGGGACACCCTCGGCCAGATGCGCCTTTGGATTGGAGACCCCAACGGACTATTCGCACAGCTCGAGGACGGCGACGTGGACGGACCGAACCAGACCTACTCAGCGGACTGCGTGATGCTGTTCAATGCCGGCGCGTCTGCACCAACGATCGGAGATATCGAGTGGTTTGGCGATGCTGATGTAGAAATCAGCATGAGTAAAGACTTGCGATTGACATTGCAGGACCTCGATGCACTAGACTCCTTAGAGGCAATTTCGGTCAATCAGAACACTTCTCTTTGGCGGGCACAGATTGAAGAGAAGCTGCAATTTATGTACCTGCGATTCCAACTCGACAGTCACCCCGCAGACGGCACGTTAGCTCGATCATCCCCAATTCCAGGACTTCCGCTTGAGACCTACGGGCGGGTGTACGCCGCAAGGCCGGCGATGGGAGTCGGGCGCACGATCGGAGGATCGAATCCGTGAACATGCCCGTCGCCACGATGCAGAACCCCGTCTCGGTTGGCCTTCCAGGTTCAACGATCTTCCGAGGGCGTCCCGCAATCGTGCAAGATTTTCAGTATCGTCCGGGCACGCTCGAGGTGGTTCTCTTCTGGAACGCTCCCCAAAACATGGCCGGCGTAGACCGCTGGCGCATTTTTCAAGGTAATGAGTCCAATCTTATTTTGGACCTGGGAGACCGAAACGCCAGGCAAGCCACGATAAAGATGGCCGCGGCGGCTTCGGCCATGTTCTACGTGTGCGCGGTTAGTAAGTTTGGCCTGGAAGGACCGAAGAAGGGTATTCGCGCAATAGCTAACGCTGACTCTGTGGTGTTATCAGGGACAAGCGGAGCAACCGCGGGAACGACTTCCGTTCCAGATCATACCTGGCTGAACCAGACTGGCGGCGGCAGGTACATCGGTGGATCTGACCTATGAGGCAGACGCACATCATCAAGTTCAAGGATGGCGTTCCGGAAGAGTGCTGCTGGCCGGCATGGCATCTTCTTATTGACTACCTCGAGGAGAAGGGCGCCGGCATCCTGAAAGACGAACTGCCGAAAATGTCCAGAGTTTGGACTGAGATAGTCACGACCGAGGCAGGTTCGAAGTGTACGGGCTTTGCGACCATCGTGCAGGTGTGGGACGTGAACAACTTTCATTGCGACGATGACCGCACGCGAGCCCGGCTGATGCAGCGTATCTCGACCGTGCTTGAGGAGAGTGTTGGCGGGCGGGCTGTTGCTCTCGTATTCATCAACCCAGAGACAGAGAAAGACTGGATTCCGATGCTTGAGATCATGGGAGCGCAGCGGGCTAACCGCTGGCTAGTTCCTACCAGTCTCCCTCTTGAGAAAGGGGGAGAAAATGTGTTTCGGGCCGACTGCACCGCAAAGCAATCTTCTAAACACACTTAAAAACCTCATCCCGACGATGATAACGAAGCAGGATGCGTCTCTCGATCCGTTGCAGGCGTTTGGCTTGCAAGGAATGACGCAAGGGTTGCCCGACTTCCAAGCGCAGAAAGACTTCTCGAGCGGCACAGTAGCGCAGAGCACGGCGCCGGCAGCCGGGGGAGTTATCCGCAGACTCGCTGCTTCCGGACTGAAGACAAGCGATCCAGCTTCTCAGGGAGTCATGGGAGACTTCGCAGCTTCAAACGCCCGTTCCTACGACGCGAACCTTAATAGCCTGCTCACAGCAAACAATGCCGCGAAGCAGGCGGGCGCGAACAATCTTGCGGCAGTGGCTTCGGCGCGTAATCCGATACCGGCGCTTTCGCTGTATGGAACCGCAGCGTATTCGTGAGGAACGATGTGTTTGAACGCAATGCCGGGAGCAGCAGGTGCAGCACCGCCAGGAGCTACGCCACCGTCGCCACCGTCAGGCGTTCCAGGGCCGACGATCGACCCCACGGCAGGCCTCGGCGGTCCGGCAGCACCGAAGCCGGGGATAGGCAGCACGCTTATGAAGACCATCCTTGGTGGTGGGCTTCTGGGACAGATTCCGGGAATGCCGGGTGGGATGGCGGGCGGGGTTATGCCGATGCTTTCTCCAATTCTTCGGATGTTCAAGTGAGGCGACTATGTGCATGGATGCAATCAGTGGCGCCGTAGGACCTGACGCCAATACTGCTCCGACTACTCCGCTGTCAGTATTGAAAGCTGGCGCAAGTGGAGCAACCTCACCGGCGCCGGCGAAGGCTACCGGAATCTCGAAGGTTGCCGAGAATCCGTTGGTGCAAGGTGGAATCTCTGCTGCCGGCATGGCTCTCGCGCCGGTATTAGGACCGTTAGCTCCCCTCCTCATTCCCTTGGCTGGAAAACTTGTTGGCGGCTTGCTTGGGAAAAAGCCGACGCCAGGTTTCAATGCCAACGTCGTCGGAGGTTCGAACGGATTAGACGCGCTGGCCGCGAAGAACGCCGCGCCGGCTGCTCCTGTGAGAAGTTTCGGAGGAATGTGAAGTGGGTTTCAATCTTCTGCAATCGGTACTCGGCCAGGGAAACAACGCGACAGACCCGAACGCGCTGATTAAGACGATTCTCGCCGCTGCTACCCCTCCGGAACCAGACCAGCCGGAACCAGATGCCGGAACAGATCCGGGCGCTGGCGGCGACATGGGGCTTGGTGGGTTGAATCCTGGTACGCCAGGGTTTGCCGATGTTGCTTCTGCGGGTACCGATGCTGCAACTCCGAGCGCGAGCCCTATCCCCGCAATTCTTGGAACTCCAGCAAACGACCCGAGCCGAGCTCCATGGGCGCCGAGCACCCCTCCGGGGACTCCTCCGAGTCTCAACGAGGCTCTTCCCCCTGGCGTAATCAAGGAAGTGCTTGCGAATCCTGGGTTGTACAAGAATCTCAACTCCGTTTTGAACCAGACCCAATCCAAGGTTCCCAAAATGAGACCGCTGGACTACCTGATAGCCGCGGGTACTCCGATAGCGTCTGCTCTTCTTCAGATGATGACCTCGAGGAAGCGCAGCGATCGAGCTGGAAACTTTGCTGCAGGGTTGGCGAGCGGCGGGTTGCAATCACTCATCGGCATAGCCGGGCGGCCGGCGGCAGCAGCGCAGGCGCAGCGGCAAGCCGATATCGAGAACATGCTTCTCTTGCACACGTTGCGCGGAAAGCCGCAGGCGAGCATCGACTCGGCAACCGGAAAACCGACATGGGCTTTCGAGACTGGCGAGACGATGGGGACGGCGGGCCCGGTTCCGCGGCCAGGAGCGCGAGGCACGGTCGAGACGAAAGAGGTTACTGACGAATCTGGGGACACACATCAGATCGAGCGAGATCCGACACAAAAGGATTGGCAGCCTTCGATGATGGATGAACCTACGCCGGCGACGTCCTTCAACAAACAGGGCATCGACATGCCGGCAAGCACGCTGCGTGTCCCGGTCGTCAGCAAGAAGCAGCCGAAAGAGCCTAAGACAGAGGTTGGTTGGGGCAGCACCGATCCGAACGCAGAGAAGGGCGACACCGAAGAGATGATGCTGGCGCAACCAGGGAAGAAACCGGTTCATCTTGGAATCTTCCGGCCAACGGCAGGCAGAACGGAAAGCAAGGCGGAAGCGGAAAAGCGGCAAGTGAGCCACTTAGCGGTTCTTGCTCTGCAGGATGCTCATGCGCGAGCGAAGCCTAACGCCAAACCGGAGGATATCGTCAACGATGCGACAGAGGATTTCCGCAAGAAATCTAACCAGAGCCCTGTTTTGGCTGATAGAGCTAATGCAGTCTCCTCCGCAATCCGTAACATCGGGCGCAACGTCACGGACAAGAATCAACTCGGAGAGATTTTGGAGAAGTTAACTGAGGGACAAGGGAAGTGAAAATGCCCTTCTTCAGATCGGTGAAGCAGGTACGGCCCGCGCAAAAGCCGCGGGGAAGCGTATCGCAGTTCATCACCGAGAACTTCCGGCATTTCAATGCTCGAGAACTCCGGGAAGCCGCCGAGGCCTACAAGCGGCTGGTCGATTCAGGCGGCAAGATGTTTGTAACCGTTGCCGGCGCAATGTCCACCGGAGAACTCGGAATCTCTCTGGCGAAGATGATTCGAGAGGAGAAGGTTCACGCCATTTGCTGCACGGGCGCCAACCTCGAGGAAGACATTTTCAACCTGGTAGCACACTCTAAATACAAGGTAATTGCAGGCTACCGGCAGTTGGACAACGACGACGAGAAGAGCATCCATGACGCCGATATGTCGCGTGTGACCGACACGCTCATTCCGGACAAGGCGGCCATGGACACCGTTTCGAAAGCCATCTTCGATATCTGGAAGCGGGCCGACAAGGAGGGCGAACGGTCGTTCCCGCACGAATACGTCTACCAGTTGTTCCATGAGAAGACCTTAGACTTTGACGCCGACCCAGAAGACAGTTGGGTTCTCGCCGCGCACCAGAAGAACCTGCCGCTGTTTGTTCCAGGATGGGAGGATTCGACGCTAGGGAACATGCTCGCGGGGATGCGGATAAAGGGCGAGATCACTAAGCCGATCGTGAAGGACGGCATCGATTACATGATGGCTCTGGCGAAGTGGTACGAAGCGGAAAGCGGCGGGAAGGGCGTAGGGTTCTTCCAGATCGGAGGTGGAATTTCCGGCGACTTCTCGATATGCGTGGTTCCACTGCTGAAACTGGACTTGAAAAAGACCGTCCCGTTCTGGGCCTACTTCTGCCAGATCAGTGATTCACTTGCCAGCTATGGAGGGTATTCCGGAGCGCCACCGAACGAAAAGATCACTTGGGCGAAGATCGACAAGAGCACGCCAACATTTATGATTCAATCGGACGCTTCGATCGTTGCACCGCTTATTTTTGCCTACGTTCTCGAGGAATGATGTGCCGCCGACCGACACCGAGACGACAGAAACTCAGACGCAAGACCCGCTAGATGAGTACCTCGCGCTAAGGGATAAGACTGCGAAAAAGAAGTCTCCGAAGGAAGACCCAATCGCAGCCTACTTAGCTGCGCGGGAAGCAGACACTAAAGCCACCGACAAGCGATCGGCTGAAGTAGAAGCCAAAGCCGCAGCAACGCCGGCGGCGGTTCCCGTTGTTTCCCAGAAGATGGAGGAGTCTCCTGCCGGCAAGGGATTCGCAGCAGCAGAGACCGCAGGACAGAAGATATTCGGTGAGCAGCCGACCCCGGCAACGGTTGCAGCTCGAGGACCGTCATCTCTATTCCAGACGACTCCTCCTGCTCCCCCGCCTCTCCCTCCAGAAACAGTAACCGAGCCGGTCAAGAGCATGGAGCAGATCGGGCGGGAGTCTCCGTTTGGAAAAGGGACGGCGCCGGCAGAGCTTCCGAAAGATGTTGCCGACCTGAAAGCCTCGATCGAGGATTCCTCGACCAAGATCAAAGGCACGCAGAACAGGTATCCGAGCGGCATTCCGCAGGAAATCTACCCCTGGTACAAGGACGAGGTTGCCAATCACAACCAGATGGTGGCGAGGTTTAACGACGCCATCAAGAAGCTGCCGCCAAGCCAGCGAGCCGAACAGAAGCAAACCCCTCTAAGCACCGCGCCGTTAAGTCTTTCGCAGCAAGCCGATCGGGTTGGTAAGCCGATGGTCCCCTTGACCGGTCCGCAGAAGCCGATAGACCTGACGAAATACCCGCGGAACATCTTCACAAACGACTTGGCTATTCCCGAACAGACTCCCGAGCAGGTGAAAGCTCAGAACGCAGCCGAGGACGCGCAGCGAGCGCAAGACGATGCGTTGTCTCGAGGGAGGCCGGTATCCAGGACAGGCGTTCGCGGACTGCCGGTAACAAAGAAAGAGCTTGATGACGAGAAAGCGGGGATGGATGAGATCACGCGGGCACTCACGACGGGTTCGCGCAAGCTGCCGATTCCAGCGTTCACCGGTTTTCAGAAAGGGACAGGTTTGCCGACCGGCGCTAGGGTGTCCAGTGTTGGCGAACTCGAGGACCTGACCGACGAATATCTCAGCCGTCCGGAGATCCCGAAGACTCGAGCTCAAGCGATGGCCGCGGGCATAACCTCGGACGCGGTGAAAACGCTGAATGATATGTTCCTGTCCCCTGTGGGCATCGTGGCGACGGGGACCGGGCTAGTGGCGGCGAACGCGCTGGCGAAAGCTGGACAAGCAGGAAAGGAAGCTCTCGAGCTAGGCGCCGAGTACCAGGCGATGAAGCGGGCCGGCGCGACCGCTGCGGAGCTTCTGGTACAGGAGGGAAAAATCCATCAGGCCATGCTGTCAGTGGCTAAAGCGCAAGGCGTGCTAAAGACCGCTGCAAGAGCCGGGCAAGTCGGTGGCGCGGCATTCGGCGCACAGGGCGCGAACGGGGTAATCGATGGAATCAAGGAGCAAGACACTTCGAAGATTCTCGGCGGGTTAGGGCAGATCATACTTGCCGGCGCCGGCGAGGCTGCACTTCACCGGGCGGGCGGGCTCGAGTCTGCGGTCGGTGGATCCGTCGAAGCGGAAGCGCACCGGCGATACCAAGAATCGTATAAACCTCCAGGGGACGACGACGACGACGAGCCACCGGGCGGGGGACCTCCTCCGGACGTACACGCGAAGCTGCTCGAGGACGAGCTGCACCGGGCGAAGGCCGAACATTCGGCCAAAATCCTGGAAGATGCGGCTGCAGAGACCAGAAAAGCGGCTGGAATCGACACAGAGCCACCAGGAGAGCCGGAAAAACCTGCAAAGCTCAAGGTGCCAGTACGCGCCAAAAAGCCCGCCCTGCCTGCCCCTGTTGAGCCAGTTGGCACAAAAGAAGAGCCGGAATCCTCAAGTGAGGGAGAAAAACAGGAAAAAGCGGTTATTCACACGTTCCCAGGCGAAGAAGGAACTCAGTACGAAGTAGCGAAGGTCGATGGAGGGTTTTCGGTTTCTCTGCGTGACACGGAAGCCGGCGAGGTATTTCCGTCGCACCGCATTTACAAGACTGAAGAACAAGCGGTAGCTGCAGCAAAGGGCTTCGGAGAAAAATCGACGGGCGAAGAGGCTAAAAGAAAAGCCGCTGAACCTGAAGCGAAGGAACCAGAACTTTCCGGCGAAGATGCCGTCACGGCCAAAATCTATCAGGATGCGATCGACCACGACAACGAACTCCTCGCAAACGAAAAGCTAACTTGGGAGAAGCGCGAGAGGATTGTCGAGCATCGAGACAACTATCAAAAGGACTTGGACAAGATTCAAGGGAGGCGGGTTGAGGATGTCGGACCTCCAGAGTCGAAGGGAGAGCGCCGAGCGATCGAACCGGAAGCGGAAGGGAGGTTAGAGGAAGCCAAGAGAAAGCGTAAAGCGAATCAAATTGAATTCGAGAAGAAGGCCGGGCAACCAGAGGAAGAAGCCGCGCCGATAAAGCCAGGCGACAAGATCAAGATGCGCGGTGGCATGAGGCGCCGAAGCATCATGTCAGGCCTGCCGTTAACGGACGAGCCTAGACACCAGCCTGAAGCCACAGAGGCGAGCGCACAGCCGACCCCACCGCCGAGCGACCGCTGGACCGCCGACCGCGGTGCGATGCCGGGAGAACCCGAGCTATTCCTGGACGTTCCGGAGGACGGCGACACCGAGAAGGCCAAGGCTGCGATCATTCAGCGCGATCGGAAAGCGGGCCGTGCCACATGGGAACTCGTTCACATGGAGGGCGGCAAGCCAAAGAGCGGAGGGATGTTCAGCACGCCGCAAGAAGCCGCAGCTCGCGCCGAGAAACTGTACTCGCCACCAGAAAAGGAAGAACAGCCAGAGCACGTCCACAAAGAAGGCGACCGCGTAACGTGGACGGGCCCAAAGGGCGAGAAACTCAGTGGACAGATTCGGTCGATCGAACCACATCAGAAAACTGGACCGGATGACCTGCGGAAGCCGTTAGCGTCGATCACCGTCGATCAGCAAGCAGTGATGCGGATTCCTGGACGCAAGGGCGGCGTGCCGATCGGGCGCGTCGAGATGGTCCCTCTCGAGAAACTCAGTCCTGAAGGCGCACCGGAGAAGGCCGAGGCTGCTACCGAATCTGAAAAGAAGCCGGTCGTTCCGTTCTCAAAGCCTCGCCAGGAGGACGAAAGAGAACGAGCAAGAGGAATCATTGAGGACTTCGTTGCTAAGTGGGATAGAGAATTCAAAGAGTGGCAAGAGAGCGGTGGACGTGGAGAACCTCCTCCAAAACCTTTCCAACTAGAGCATCCTCCGGAAGATATTGGCGTTTTCCAGTACATCAAGACGTTGCCAAAACACGTGCAGGAGTATGCCCGCAAGTTTTACAAAGCCTACAGAGATGAGGGAGTGGCGGCTGGACAGGAGGTTGACCCGAGAGACTATGGGATATCTGGCGAAGAAGCGGAGGAACTCGACGGCATACTAAAGCAGCTCACCAAGCCAGGGAAAGCCGCGCCAGAGGAAGAGCCACCGGAGACAGAACCGGAACCAGAGAAGGCTGCCGAACCTGAAAAAAAAGCGGTCGTTCCGTTCTCGAAGCCAGCAGAAGCGGAGGCGCCGGCTAAGTTTCAAGAAGGCGACTTAGTACGGCTGACTGACGAACCGCACAAAGCTGGAACACTCACACGTTTGAGTTTGAGCAAGACTACGGCGGTAGTCAAACTCGAAAACGGAAACACCGTCTATGTTCATCCAGACAGAATCGAACTGCGTGGGAAGCCAGCGGAGAAACAGAGGTACGTGGTTTCGAAGGCTGGAATGAAGCCGGGCATGTGGAAGATCATAGATACCACAGACGGCACTACAGTCCGTTCAGGGCTCGAGAGCAAGGCCGGCGCGGAAGCGATTGCTGCCGGCATGAAGTCTGAGGATCAACATATCTCAGGAGCAACGCCGTCAGGGGCAATCACTCCTCGCGTTCCACTATCAACGGTAAAGCCGCAAAACAGACCGCATATGGTTGTCCGTGAGGTACGCGACCGCGACGACAAATTGCTTGGATACGAGTATTTCCCATACGACGGAACGCCAGAGGACGCGCTTGCGAAAGCAGAGTTAGTCACCACGCAGATGTGGGAGAAGTACCCGGACGCCTCCAACATGGGCAGCCGTATTCTCGCAACAGGTAAAGACGGCAAACCGCTTTACGTTATGTCTCCCAATTTGCAACACGTCGCAGAGATGGGGACGCCGACAGCGAACTACATCCAGACTGGTGAAGGTGAACCGCCGGCTGAAATGAAGGCCAGTTACGAGGCAGCAAAGAAAGCAGGCGATGAAGCCGCCGGTAAGGCTCTTTGGTGGAGAAAGCCTCTTCCGAAGCTAGACGCAGACACCGAATACAAACTCCTGAAATTGATACACCCGAAGGAGGGACAGGTCGGAGCTGCCGAGCTAAGGAGAAGGTACAGAATTAACTACGGAGAGACGATAGATCAGGGCATTGTTGCTCAGTTCCTTAAAGAGCAAGAAGGATTGACACAAACTGGCGCAGGTGCCAAACTCCCGACCAAGAGCTTTGCTCCGCAGGTAATCGCTGACTCAAGCGGAAAATGGAGCGGGAACGCAGTCAGCTTTCCTACGGAACAGGAAGCCCAGGATTACGTCAACGACCTTAAAAGCCGTTGGATGGCCGTCCGTGACACTCGCGTAGTTGAGCAGGACGTTCCGGCTACTCATTCCTTTGCGAATGGCAAGCTGGAAATAGTCAAACCGGAGGAAGCCGATGCCGCCACCGCCGATCAAGCCGCCGACCGAGAAGGATCTGGACGAGATAGTGGTACAGCCGAGCCTGCTCGAGTCGGTCAAGAGCCATTGGAAAGAGAATCTTCCGAAGCTATACAAGGCGTACCAGAAGAGCGGGAAGCTGCAGGAGAAGGCGAAGAGGGCGGTGCAGGAGGCGAAGTATCTGGCCGCGAGCCTGGTGGCGCAGGGACAGGAATGGTCCGAGGCGTGGGTGACAGCCTCGAGGGAAAAGATGTACCTGGAACCAGAGGAAAGCCTGGACGACCAGGAATCAGCCGAGTAAACCCGTCAGACGGTCCGCAAGGCAATTTCTACCACATCACGGAATCCGACCAGCTAGGCCAGGCCGGCCTAAAGCAGAAGTTCAAAGACAACGTAACAGCGATCAAGCTGCTGCAAAAGCTCGAAGCCGAGAACCGCCTCGCCACCACTGCGGAGCAAGCCGTTCTTGTGAAGTACGTCGGATGGGGCGGGTTATCGGCTGTCTTCAAACCATGGGAAGACCGGCAATGGACGAAAGAATCCGATGAGCTTAGGGACCTGCTTCCTAGCGCCGAGTGGGAGGCAGCCAGCGGCAGCACGCAGTTTGCCCATTACACCTCGCTCGAAGTGATTCAAGGGATGTGGAGCGCACTCGAGCGCATGGGGTTCACTGGCGGGCGCGTTCTCGAGGATGCTGCCGGCGTGGGGCACTTCATGGGTGGCGCCCCTCTGGATGTTGCAGCGAAATCGAAGTGGGCGGCGGTCGAGATCGACCCTCTCTCAGCACGTATCACACAGCAGCTCTACCAGCCGGTCAAGGTCTTCAACAGCCCCTTTGAGAAGGTGGCGTTCCCGAATAACTTCTTTGACGTGAACATCACGAACGTACCATTCTCCACGACCTCGCCGGCAGACCCCAAGTACGACAAGTATGGCTTGAACCTGCACAACTATTTCATCGTCCGCGGACTCGACCTGCTACGGCCGGGCGGGATTATGGCCGTTATCACTTCCCGCGGGACGATGGATTCAGGCGGCAAGCACCGTGAACTGATGGCCGACCGCGCCGACCTCCTGGATGCCGTGCGGCTGCCCAAGACAGCGTTCAAAGGGAACGCCAATACCGAAGTGGTTGCGGACGTCCTGATATTCCGGAAGCGGGCGCCGGGAGACCCCAAGGGCGGCGAGGCCTTCCAGGACTCCATCCGAATGAAAGTCGAGAAGGACGGAAGCACGCACGTTGTTCCCGAGCGTGCAGATCCCTCCGACTTCAAGTTGAATGAATTCTTCCTGAAGCATCCCGAGAAGATTCTCGGCCAGCAAGGCATGACCGGGACGATGCGCGGGCCAGATCAATACTCCGTCGAACCTAACACCGCCACGACACTGAAGGAGCAAATCAGCAAGAACCTCACTCCTCCGCAAAACTCCTATCAGAAGGCCTCGGCATCGCAATCTCTCAGGATCGAAGCCGTCCTGTCCGCAGAGCGCCAGGCCGAAATCAAAGCCAAACCGGATGCTCTACACATCGAGGGCGACAAGCTCTACCAGAACACGGCAGAGAATCTGCTGACCATAACCTCGATCGGAGAAATTCTTGTAACTCCTCGTTCAGAGTGGGTGTACGCGCTGAAGCCTCTCGACGTCAGCCCGCCAGTGTTTCGCAAGATCAAGAGCGTGCTTGGCGTGCGGGATGCTGTGCGGGATGTGATGCTGGCGGAAGCTGCCGACAAACCCAAAGTAGAAGTTGACGCGCTTCGCAAGCAGCTCAACAAGACCTATGACAAGCACGTTGCGACCTACGGGCCCACTGGCGACGTTTCGAACACGAAGCAGCTCCTCATGGATCCGGACTTCCCGCTGCTGATATCTCTCGAGTCTTACGACCCGAAGACGAACACCTACGTAAAATCTGCTGACATTTTCACGAAGCCGACTGTGCGTCCGGAGATGACCGTGCGTCCGGAGAATCCTCGAGACGCCATGCTGGTTTCGATGAACGAGAAGAATGGCATCGATATCCCGTTCATGGCGAAATCGATCGGGCAGACCGAGGATTACGTCATCAACGACCTGGTGGGTAAGGACCTCATCTACAAAAACCCTGAAGGCGGTTGGGAGGACAGCGCGAGTTATCTGTCTGGACAGGTACGGTGGAAGCTAAAGGCAGCGCAGACCGCCGCGGAACTCGACCCAGACATGCAGCGCAACGTCGAGGCGCTAAAAGCGGTTCAGCCTCAAGACAAAACTTTGGCTAATCCTCCAGCAGTGAAGTTGGGCACGCCTTGGATGCCCGTGGGAGACATCGAGCAATTCATCAGAGAAACGCTGGATTTGGGAAGGTCTGTATCGGTATCGCACCCCAAAGGAGTGCCGCTTTGGACCGTTAGGCATCCGAACAAGGACACTTCCGTTATGAATGGCGCCAATTACGGAATCCAGGATGAATCCGGAACCCCCATTTTGTGGGGAACGGACCTTGTTGAACATGCGCTAAATCAGAAGACTCCTAGCGTTTACACCGGCAAAGGAGAGCAACGAGTGTTCAGTCTTGACCTGACCGAGAGGGCGAAGGACAAGATAAGCGATCTTCAGGACAAGTTCAAAAAATGGATCTGGAAGGACGAGGAAAGAAGCTCACGCCTGCTCGATTACTACAACGAGAACATCAACAACATGGCGCAGCGGACCTACGATGGTTCGCACCTGACGATTCCGAGCATGGCGCTAGGGATGACTATGCGGGCCCATGGGAAAAATGCTGTGTGGCGCATCCAGCAATCCGCTAACACGTTGCTGGCGCATGAGGTAGGCAGCGGCAAGACCATGATTCTTATAGCGTCAGCTCTAGAGGCGAAGCGTCTCGGAAAGTGGAAGAAGCCGGCATTGTTTGTTCACAACGCCACGCTCGAGCAATACCGGATGCTGATTCCGCAGGCATTTCCGACCGCCAAGATTCTAGTAGCCAGGCCGGAAGACTTTGACAAAGAAAACCGCCGGCGCCTTCTTGCGCGAATAGCGACTGGCGATTGGGATACGGTCGTCATAGCGCACTCCCAGATACCGAAGCTGCCAGTGTCGGAAGCCGGCCTGCGTAAATTCATGGGAGACGAGATCGAGATTCTCAAAGGGTATCTGCGAAAGATACAAATGGAGGAGGCTTCAGCTTACCATGACTCCGGCGGGCGAGGAGGGAAACGGCAGAAGAGCCAAACTGTAAAACAGTTGGAAGCGACGATCGACAAAGCCGAGGCCCGCATGGAAAAGAAGATCCATGACTACAACGCTGACCCAACGGTGTCGTTCGAAGAAACGGGCATAGACGCGATTCTGGTGGACGAGGCTGACGAGTTTAAGAATCTGATGTACCACACCAAAATGACCAGGGTGAAAGGCCTCGGCAATACCGAGGGCTCTAGCCGGGCGTTCGACCTGTACGCCAAGATCCGCGTCGTTCAGGCGATGAACAACGGCGGCGGCGTGGTATTTGCCACTGGAACGCCGGTTAGCAACACCATGGCGGAAATTTACAACCTGCAGCGGTATCTCGCTCAAGGCGACCTTGAAGCAATGGGGATTGACCACTTCGACGCTTGGGCAGCGCAATTCGGAGAGACGAAAACCGATTGGGAGACTTCTCCTAGCGATCCGACGAAAATTCAGGCAGTTACCAGGTTTGCCCGCATCCAGAACGCGCAGGAACTCTATAACCACACCGCGCCGTTTATGGATGTGGTGTTCTCGAAGGACATTCCGGGAATCAAGCTGCCCAAACACAACCAGCAGAAGATAGTGGTTCCGAGCTATAAGGAACTCGAGGACTACAACCATGAAATCATGGACCGGGCCGAGCATGTCAAAACCGGCCAGGTAGACCCCAAAGACGACAACATGCTGAAGATCACCAGCAACGGGAGTGCTGCGGCGATCGATATGCGATTCGTTAAGCCGGGCAGCGCAGTGAATCCCGCGTCCAAGCTCTACCATGTGGCGCTAGATGTTTACAAGAATTGGAAAGACTCGGCAGCCAACAAAGGTGTGCAGCTAATCTGCCTTGATTTGGGAGTGCCCGACACTAGGAGCGTGTCGGCGGGAGAACTGAAGTTTGGAGCGTATAAGTGGTTGCGCGAGCACCTTATCTCTATGGGTATTCCGGGAGATGAGATCACCTGGATACAGAAGTACAACAAGCCTGAAGCCAAGCAGCAGATGATTCGAGACACCAATTCCGGCAAGATCAGGGTGCTTATCGGTTCCACCGAAAAAATGGGAGTCGGGTTGAACGTCCAGGAACGACTCATCGGCGGGCATCACGTTGACATGAAATGGCGCCCGCGGGACGCCATTCAGCGCGAAGGGCGATGGGTGCGTCAAGGTAACAGCAATTCCGAGGTGTTCACGAAGTATTGGACGGCGGAAAAGAGCATCGATTCCTACAAGTATTCGACCCTGGCCGCAAAAATTTCGTTCATCAATGACTTCCTGCAAGGCAAGATCACCGCGTCCGATGTGGAAGATATCAGCGGAGAGGCGGTAACGTTCGCAATCATCAGCGCGGCGACCACCGGCAAGACGGAAATCTTCGAATTGGCGAAGACCCAGGCAGAGATTCGCAAGCTCGAGCGGGCTCGTTTTGCTGCCGAGACGGAGCTTTTAGGAATCAAACAGCAGTTGGTGCACGGAAAAGCCCGTCTGAAAGCTACCCAGGAAGAGATAGAGCAAGCCAAGACCGAAGTGGAAGCCGTCAAGAAAGTCTACGATCCGGAAAACTTCCAGATCACGCTAAACGGGAAGCTCTACACCGACAAAGAAGAAGCTAAGAAGGCTTTGCAAAAAACAGTCTTAACGCTAAAAGACAGACAGACCATGGGGACACAGATCATTGGTTCCTACCTGGGAGTGCCGATCACTTTCGATGGACATGGGGCAGAGTTAGGAAAAGACGGAAAGCGCAGTTGGTACGGGTACAACGTTAAAACTCCGCGTCGGTCTGTGGCAATCGAACACACCACTACCGGAACGTTATTCGATGACCCTATAGCCAGTGTTATTCACGGAGTCGTGAGAGCGCCTGAGAACGACCTCGAGAAAGACATTGCGGAAAAAGCCACGCTCAAGCAAGACATTCCCAAACTTGAGGAACTGTTAAACAAAACAGACTTTCCTCCAGAGAAGGCCAAAAAGCTCGAGGAATTGCAAGTGAAGGAGAGAGGACTCCTGAAGGCGCTAGGCTTGCTCGATGACGACACCCAAGCGGCGGGCGCGATTGCCAGCGGCAAAACCGATGTAACCGTCACCGGAGCAGAAGGAGACAAGGAGGAAGACGACGAGGAGGGAGCGGTAGGCGCACCAGAAGGCGAGCCAGAACCACCAGACAAACCAGAGGTTGGCGCCGGCAATAAGCTGTTCACCAAGGAAGCCAAAGAAGCCGCAGAAAAGGACCTCAGTAAGAAGAGTCGGGAAATGCGTGCCGGCGTGGATCCCACCATGATTAAGGACCTGGTGGTAATCGGTGGCTTCTATCTCGAGGCTGGCATCCGAGACTTCGCTGGTTGGGCCGACAAGATGCGGGCGCACTTCCGCAAGACCAGAGACCCCCAGAAGTTTGAACCGCACCTGCAGCCAATCTACGAGCAGGCGATCAAGGCCATCAACAAGCAGAAGCCGGGATTCGCGGCCAACATCCGTCTTTCGAACCTCCGGACCTCGGACCAGGTAAAGGAACTGATTCGAGAGACCGCACGCTCCGCTGCCGGCCGAATCGAGGGGCAACGCCGCGGCGAGGTGCCGTTCGCGCAAACCAAGGCCATGGCTCGAGAGCTAATCCGCGAAGGGCACATGACCGAGAAGGACCTCATCGACATGAAGAAGGGGACGGCGCTAAACGATGCCGAGCTAAAGGCTGCCCGTTCCATCCTGGTGTCGGTGAGCGAGGACCGCGCCAAAGCTCTGGATGAATTCCGGAAGGACGACAGCAAGGAGAACCTGCTCCGGGTTATGGAAGTGGTTGAACGTCAGCGGGCCGTCCAGGCTGCCGTCAGTGGCGCCACCGCGGAAGCTGGCCGAGCTCTGAACAGCATGAAGATAGCCGCCGAGGCGCTGAAGTCTCGATCGGCACGCGATAAGGCGCTGGACGAGCTAGGCGGGGACATTACCGAGGAGATGATTCGCAGGCTCGCGCAGATCCCGCCAGATGACTTCATCGCCATGAACAAGTTTGTCCGGGACCACACCAAGTTTACGACCATTGAGAAGCTGAATTCCTACTGGATAGCGAACATCCTCTCCGGTTGGCAGACTCACGCTCGAGTCGCGTTCTCTAACATCGTGTGGGCGACCACGCAGCTAGGCATCCGTCCCCTCCGCGGGTTGATTGACGCGCCGGTATCGCGCCTGATGGGTACCGAGCGCAAATACTATGCCGGGGAAACCCTGCCGGCCATGGTTGGATGGTTTGAGGGGATTCCTGAAGGACTGCGGAAAGCCATCTTTATCATGCAGCACGGCTACAACCTTGACGACACCTCGGGCGAGATCGTTACCGACGTCAAGGCACCGCGGTATTACGAATTCCCTGGCGGGCTGAAGAACCCGTTCAACTATCCGGGCCGGGCGCTAATGGCCGCGCACAACCTTTTCCGCGTGACGAGTCTCGAGAGCGAACTGGCTGCGATTGCAGCTCGAAAGGCAATCCGGAGCGGCGGCGTCAGTCCGACATTGGGCCAAAGCCGTTACCAAAAGCAATATGCCCGCGAGCGAGCGAATCCGGAAGTGGAAGACGTGGAAGCAGCACAGAAGTTTGCGCGGTACACCGCGTTCCTGGATAAGCCGGATAAGTTCTCTCAGTTGATGATTCGCATACGGGAATGGCGAGTGCCCGAGAACTACGCTGCGATCGGAGGAGTGAAGCCGCTGCGGTTTGTGGTGCCGTTCATCAATCTGCCTTGGAACGTCTTGAAGGCAGGCGTGGAGGTAACACCTGCAGGCGCACTCAAGTTCTTGTCGAAAGATGCCCGCAACCAGCCAGGCAAGGCAGCCGACATTATTTCGAAGGCGCTATTCGGTGCTGCCGTGATGGGTGCCGCGGCCATCCTGGCTATGAACGGGAAGCTAACCGGGCCTGCTCCAAAAGACCCAGGCAAGAGGGAGGAATTCTACCGGCTTGGGAAAAAGCCCTATGCCTTCCGAGTGGGCGACCGCTGGTATCCCTATCTGCGATGGTCCGGGCCGTTCGGGGTGGCGATTGCGGTGACGGCGGCGTGGTACGACAAATACGACGCTGATGGCACGATACCGAGCACCGAGCGGCTGACGAACGCAGCCTCGGCGGTCGGGCGGGCGACGTTCGACCAGTCCTATTTCGTCGGAATCGCCAACATGCTCGATTCGATCAGGGAAGGGAAGGCATCCACAACGAAGTTCCTCGCGGACATAGCTACCGGCTTTGTGCCGTTCTCCGGGATGCAGCGCAACATCGTGCAGCAGACCGATATCCAGAGAATAGCTAAGTCGATTCCCGAGAAGGTTGCTTCCGGGATTCCTGTTCTTTCGAAGACTCTCTCACCGCAGCGCGATATCTTCGGCAGGACCAGCGAGCAAGGCATCACCGGGACCGCGAGTAAAGACCCCGTTGACCTCGAGCTGGAGAGAATCGGCATTCATCCTGAACCGCTGAAAGACAAGATCACCATAAAGCCGATCGAGTTTGAGCTTTCCCCGAAGGGCGAAGACTTCTACACCAGGACGACGGGCAGACTGCTTTACAAGATGCTTGCCGAGACGATGAAGAGCGAGGAATACACTGGTGCCACCGACTTTGTGAAGCAGAAGTACGTGGAACGCGAGGTTGGCAGAGTGCGCGAGGCCGGCAGGTTGGCGATGTTGGCGCAGTTGAAGAGCCATCCGGAGTACGCCGCCAGTCCGATGTTCAAGATCAAGGTTCCGTTCGCGCACAAGGCGCCGGTATCCGCGCCAGGGAGGCAGTAATGTGTTTCGGTAGCGGCGGCTTTAGGACGTACCCAAACTCTGGCGGGTTGGGAGTGGAAGACAATCCCAATTTGAGCGTGCAGCCAAGCGTTAGCGCCCCTATCGCTGATGCCGGCCTGGGAGCAACGTCCCCACCGAAAGCTGCTCTGCCGCCGATCACGGCTACGCCGCTGCCGCCGACCCCTCCCGTAGCGCCAGCCCCTCCACCTACGCCAGTCCGACCCACCCCTCCGGGAATCACTCCGATGATGCAGTCCATTCTTGGGATTAAGGCGCCGGCCAAGGCGAACCCGGTCGGAGTCATCAACCCCAGGATGTTCTCTCCTACCATGTCTCAATCCCTTTAAGCACATCGCCGACGAATAGATCACTGGCGAACCGAGAACCTTAGTACACTCGTCACAACTGCTAGAGTTTCCTTCTGTTGCTTTGCACAACCCTCGTATGGATAGGCTGCTCCTTGAGACGGGAGCAGTCTGTTTTATCCCTTGAAATCACTGGCATGTTTTGGCACAATGCAGCCATGTCCAACAAGCTAAAAGAGACGGTGAAGAGTTTCCGGGTAGGACGCGGGTGGACTCAAACGGAATTCGCGGAATTCGCCGGCGTGTCTCGCCGCACGATAGCGCGAGTGGAAGCCGACCTGCCGATCTCGGAACGTCTTGCCGGGCTCATCTCAGCGAAACTAAACAGTAGAACTAAACTCGACAAACGGCCATCTATTCGGCGGGGATGAGATCAAGAGGCGGCAGCGCAAAAGGTAAAAACAAAGGAGAAATGCGATGGCAAAGGCGAAGCCTGCACCAGAGACAGAACAAAAAGCGATAGTTCTACAATCAGGGCTCTCGATCGAGGACCTTGCTGTAGAACTTGGACCGTTCATGCAGAGCGTGGACGCGCAGCTCGACTCAGAAGATCCCGCCATGCAGGAGACTGCAACGCTGTTCTCGCGGGAACTGGTTGGCGCGATGCTGGAGAAGGGAGACATTCTTACCCATAGCGGGAGCAAACAAGCAAATCCGCTTGCCGTCCGCGACCGCGTGGCCGAGCTATACTTCGCGTTCTTGGACCTGGCAGCGCGGATCCGCAGAGGCGTGCAGCAGGCTGAACTTATGGCCCGCCGGCAGGAACGCTTCGCAGAGATCATCCGGAGCAACATCGAGGCCTGGATGCTGACCTCCTGGAACGCGAAGAAGATCACCGGGAACTACCGGGAGTTTCGCATCAGCAAGAATCCCGACAAGGTAATGGTCATTGATGAAGCGCAGATTCCCGCGGAGTATTTCGATGACGTTCCCGCAACCAAGGTGCTCAACAAGACGCGGTTGGCCGAGGCGCTGAAAGCGCGTGAGGTCGTCAAGCAAGAAGTCATCAAGGACGAAAAGCTCACGCCAGAAGAGCGGGAACAGTCCCTAAAGCAAATCGCCATTCCCGGCGCTATCCTCGAGACTTCCAGGACCAGACTCGATATCAAGTAGGGAGACCGCGATGAAGGTTCACAAGGTGCAGATCGACGCCGAACACAGCATCAAGCTGCTCGAGGGGAAGCCGGTAGCTATCCGGGTTCCTCCCGGCGTCGAAGTGCTGGAACTGAAGATCGTCCCTCAAGGCAAATACATGAGCGACTTTGCCGAGGTAATAGACCTGGTTTTTAACGGACGGAGGAAAGACTGATGGCCGAGCAGCTCTGTTCTGTTTGCTTCAAGCCGGTCGAGGAACACAACCATTCCTATCTTGTGATGTTCGAGAAAGACGAAATACGGTACTGGAAGTGGGCCTGCGAGCACCACCCCTGCCCGGAGGCGATCGAGCTTCTTGGTTCCGCTAGTTGTGCGATGGCCTGGTTAGGGATTCACCCTGAAGATGCCGAGTGCATAAATCAGTTGTTCCTGCAGCGGATAGAAATGATGATGGGCAGGAGACGATCGGCCAATAATTAGGCGTCCAAAGATTGGACAAAAGGAGTACCATGCCAACCCACGAACCGGACGGCACGCGCTACATCGAAGCCAGCAACTATGAAGGCCATGTCTTCACCTGTCTGTGCGGCGAGAAGCGCGAGAACCTGGACGAACTGGAAGAGCACATAGCCGAAGAAACCACCAAGGAAGCTCTTCTAGCAGGAATCAACGATTTGCGGAGTGAGGTGGAATACCTCAAGGAGAAATGCGATGAAGACGGCGGCAAAGAAGCGGAATCGAGTACGGAGCACGAAGAGAAGGGCGGCGGCAGTGAAGCGGTTGAAGCGCCGGCGGTCAACACCGAAACCTTCACTAGCCATTGTCCCGGTTGCGCCGAAGCCTCTTGAGGTTGATTTTCTCCGCAAGGAAGCTCTGGCGGCACCGTCGATCGAACAGACCATCCAGAAGCACAAGACCATCCGGCACTTCATCAAGAAGATGCTGAAGTCTGGAATAGACTACGACCAGATCCCCGGAACTAACGGCAAGAGCCTGCTGCAACCTGGCGCCGAGAAGATTGCCGTGTGGCTGAAGGTGCGTCCCTACTTCGAAACCGTCGAGAACGACCTCGGCAACGGGCATATAGAAGTTGTCGTCCGCGGCCATATGCTGCCCACTTTGGTTTACGACCTCATTATGCAGGTAATCGAGAAGGGCGGCCAGAACATCGAGGCAGCGGTCAACGCCATCATCCGGGCGTCCGAGCTATCGAACGCGACCGCTTCCTGCTCGACCATGGAGACGAATTTCCGCTATCGGTGGGCCGACATGCGGGACGAGGACGGTAATCCGATCTCTCCAAACAAGCTCGAGGCTGCCCGCAAGTCTGCGATCAACATGGGCCGTTGGCTGCCGGCGAAGATGGCGTTCGGCAAGATCGTGGCAATGACGCAGAAGGACAAGAAAGCCAAGATGCCCGCAGAATACTGGATCTGGCAGGAGCGCGTAGACAACCCCAACATCTACGACGAGCGCAACAAGGTACGCCAGATGGGCGAGAAGCGCGGGTTTGTGAAAGCTATAAAGCGCATGGGCGCCTTGTCTGAAGTCTTCCAGGAAGACCCCAACGAGTGGCCGGAAACGCTGGACGTGCCCGCCGAGAAGCCTGCCGAGGAACCGTTCAAGCCTGGGGTGGTGGAGAAGGATACTCCGCAAAACTCCCCAACTCTCCCCAACTCTCCGCAGAAGAAAGGTCACATCAACGTCATTTGGCAGGACAAGGACCTGGCTCGAGTGACCGGCGACGACACCAGGGCGATCGAGGGGCAGCTTACGAACCAGCTTATGGGCACCAAGCTGGCCGGGAAGCAGGAATTCATCCTTCAGGCGCCATATATCCCCTTGTTGTTCGAACTGTGCGCCCGGCCCGAGGTGAACATCCAGATTACCGAGACTCAGCCGGCAGAGCACAAGCCGCGGCCGGCATCGGCGTCCTGCGTCGAGGAGACCGGCCTAATCAAGAACGTGAAGAAAGGCGACGGTAAAGACCCGAAAGCCATCCAGGTGCTATTCAACGGCGCGTGGCTCTACTGCTACAGCAAGACGCTTTGGGGTTTCTTATTCGCTGGCGTGAACCAGCAAGCCACGCTGCTCATAAACCGGAAGGAAGGACGGGCGCCAACGATCGACGGAGCGCGGAAGATCGGGGCGACACCGTTCAAGGAAGACGGAAAGACTGTGGCCGCATGACAGCCTATACCGATTGGAAACGCCGATGGGATGCGTTAAGCGATCGAGACCGCCAGATTTACAACTTGGCGAGGAAGGCCACAAACGCGCTAGGCTTCGCTCTGCAAAATGCTCATAACGACGCCGCAGTAATCAGGTACGAAAAGCAGTCAGACGCGGCACTCGGCGAACTGTTCGAACTGCTATCCCCCTCCGTGTCGAAGGAGTCCAAGCCATGACTAAGCCTTGGATGCTTCTCCTGCGGGCTCAGATTGCAGACCATCTTGCGGCGGTTGCTGACCTATTCGACCATGCCCACCGCAAACAAACCAGAATCACCATCGTAATCCGCACGCCTAGAGAGCCAGGTTTATGGGGCTCTATGGACGCCCCGGACAGCGCACGAAATAGCGGAGAAACTCGGCCTTCCTCTAAACACTGTCAGTCCACGAACAGCCCCTCTTCAGCGGAAGGGATTCATCAAGGATTCAGGGGCACGCCGGGAAGGCCCAAGCGGAAGGAAATCGATAGTGTGGGAGAGGGTGAAGCAATGAAAGTCATCGCCTACTTCAAGGACGGCAGCAAGCGCGAAGTGCCAATTTCAGAGATAGACGAGCTTCTGCAAGTAGATCATCCAGGAGAAGCGATTGCACTCGCCAAGCAGCATTTCACCGCCGAAGAGCTTGAACGGGTGAGTAGTTGGGAAGTGGAGGAGGAATTCTTGTGAAGAAGGAAGAAATCATCGTGACGCACGGCAAGCTGGAATGGCCGGCGGGGACGCCGCGGACACGCATCAACGACCGCGACAGCAATCCTCAGTGGAAGAAAACCGCACTCTTCTACGAGCAAGCCATGCTCAAAGAGTTTGACCGCATGGGCGTGGTGTCCGTCAAGATCACCACAAACAACACCGTCCAAGACCCTGCCGTGGCTGTCTGGATCTCCCGGCAGAAGGAAGCGGACTATTCCTGGCAGGATTTGCTTGGAATCAACGACCCATCGCCTACCAAGGACGAGATTGCCAAAGCCTACAGGGAAAAGGTCGTCCCGTACCACACTGGCGGGGATGTGAAACAAGGCGCCGACCTCGAGATGTTCCTCCTACTTACCAAAGCTCGCGATCGAGCTCTCGAGTGGATTCAAATGACGGAGGGGAGCCTCCACAACTACGCCATTGCCTGCGATCGGTGGGCAGAGTCCAAGTGGAACCTGAACGCCATCAGGCTGACAGTGGGCGCCATGCGGCAGATGGAGCGGTGCGGAACATCGGCCATGATGGAACGCGCATTTTCGGGGTTCGCGGCTATCACGGAGGGCGCAAATGCGGCTGCTTGAGAACGGAAATGAAGATGAAGGAGTCCCCGTTTTGACCGAGAGGGATGAACTCATCCAGCAGATTGAGGACCTACAGCACCAGTTGGCCGAGGCCCGCAAGAAGGCTTTGGACCGTCAGGTAGTCCTGGTGGAAGTGCAAAACAAGCTGCTCCCGTTTTACAACCTCCTGCGTGCCATCTTCGGAGACCTGAAGGCGGCTGACCTGCAGACGGCGACCGAGCCGCTACGCTCTCACGACCATGCGCGGGAGAAGTGGGTTTCCTGGAAGCAGAAGATGCCCGGAAAGCCGGCAGAGTTTATTGACCTGCTTCTGCTCCATGGAGAAATGACTGCCGCGCAACTGAAAGCGGCAGCCCACTGCTCGAGCGATACCGTCTACCAGGTCATCTACAAACTGAACGCCGCGCAACTAATCAACAAAAACGGCGGGCGCTTCTCCCTGAAAACGTAGTGAAAGGAGGCACGAAAATGATTTTACGTAAACAACCGGTCCCAAAGGCTATGCGCTGGATCATCGCTGCAGAGCAGAAGTATGGCATGTACTCGCCAAAGGCAAGCGCGGTTCGCAGGTATTTCATCGGCCAGTTATCACCAGAATTTAAGCAGGTTCCTGTTCCGCAAGAACTGACTGACCTTGGCTATAGCTCTGAGAGAGAGACGGAAGATGCTGACTGAAGCGCAACGCGAAGTGTTCGACGCCGTGGTATTCCTCGCGGCCAAGGAACGGAAGAGCCCCACCGCGAGCCCGGAGAGCATTGTACGGCTCTATAAACAGATTGGAGACAAGCTAGGTCTAAAGTCTCTGAGCACGGTCCACAAGCACATCAATACGCTCATCCGGAAGGGGTTTCTCCTGCGCCCGTCACCCTACGAGCTACAGATCGTGCCTGCAGCAGCCCGTAATGAGCGGGAATGGCAGACCTGCGACAAAGGCCATCCCCGAATCATGTTCCAGGTAGCGAACTGCCCTATTTGCATCGTCCGAGAGGTGTCAATTTGAGACCGCCATGCGATGAGTGCGCGTTCAGCAAGAAGGGCGCCGGAACAGAGCCGTACAATGCTCTCCGGGCTCGCGTCTGTTCCCTCGGTCCGCTTCCGTTCGGCTGCCACCACGGGACCGACTGGCATGGTTCGAGCACCTGGTCGGCAGAGAAGACCGCACAAACGCTCCGCACGGTAGGAATCTGCGAGGGTTGGCGATCGGAAGTCAGGCGACTCAATGCCAAGGGGTGGTTCGGCAAGTACCGCGTCATCCGGAGAGCGGTGGCGAAGCAGGCTCTCTTCTGCATCGAGGTGTTCAATTCCTCAGAGCCGGGCCCGGTCAAAAAGAAATACTTGCGTGCGCTGAAACGTATGGTCAAATTCTTGGCTGAGAAGGACATTGAACGTAAGAAGATCCCGCTAATCGACTTGTACTTGCCGTGACCGAGCCGGGATATCTCACGACGGGATGGGGCGGCTATCCGGAGGAGGAAATCATGGTTTGGGTTGTCCAGTTCACTGCGGAAAATCCCCCGACGTACATCGCGGAAGGCGGTGGGTTGACCTACCAGTTTGCAAAGGCGAAGGATTTTGGATCGAAAGTAGCAGCCGAAGAGTGGGTAAATAACCACAAAATGCCGGCGACGTGGCAGGCTATCGGACACGCTACTCCTCCAGCGCCGGCTAAACTAGTTCGAGGGATGCCTCCTCCAAAAATGAAGTAGGTGAGATAACAATGCCCGATCTAATCCAAGACCTTATGCGCGAGATTCACCGCGTCGAACAACTCTATCCGTCTTTCGAGGGGGAGGCTCTAGAGAGTGTGAAGCGCAGAGTGGCCTATGCCCAACACGGCCTGGCGATGAACGCAACCAGGGTAATGAAGGAAAGCCTCCTGGATCTTCAGGACATAATCGAAAAACCGAAACCGTAAGTCGCATCCGGAGGGGAAACCAGTGAGTGAAATGGTAACCGTAAGTGTGTCCAAACTGAAGTTACTGAAGCTCTTTTACGCCGCTTTCACATCGCTGATGGATGGCCGGCAGCAAATGACCGATGCGGAACTCCTCGACAGGCTCGAAGGTTTGAGGAGATTGAGAAACGAGCGGGAGGCGCTTGAAGCGGAACTGCGGGAGGACCTGAAGTCTCGAGCGGCTTGTTAGACCCCCTGCGCCTGGCACCGAAGACTAGACCGTTTCCACACGCCATATTGGCAATGGGTTGCGCCGATCTTCCCCGCTTCCGCGAATCCTCGGCACCAGTTACAGCAGGAGGAAGAGGTATAATCCTCCCAAAGCCCGCCATGGTCTGTTCATTTTGAGACAGTTGCATGAACCTGGGACGGTATAATCGACCCTATGAGCGCCACCGCATAACGCTTGCCCCCTCCCCAAGCAATACTCTTCTGTGGCGCATACTGGCACACTCTGATATAGTTTTTTGCAAATGAGCAACCCATCCGGAAACGGAAATAAACATGCCCAGGACCATTCAGTGGAAGACCCCTCTCGAGATACAGGAGTACCTGTGGCTGGACAACGCGCTAGTGCGCCCGGAGGACCTGGCGACCGCGGAAATAATCGATTGGCGGCAGCCGGCCTTCCAGTCAACACCGGCTATGGATCTGATGTTCTCCCCGGAAAACCTGCTGTACTACCTGCGCCGGCCGTAAAACACATAGCTACATCCGATTGGCATACCTGTCTCTGCGCGAGCTGCACGGCGCACCGCGGACGGGCCAAGCTGGCTATCGGGGAATACTCTAAGAAGAAGAATCAAAAATGAACCCCCGGCAGGAACAATGTTTTTCCGCATGTTAGTGGGCAGGATGATTTCCTACACTTGGGAGAAACCTGCTCCTTTTAGTAGCAAGCCATGGGTGCCGCTGGTTCACGAACAAGGTATCCCCCTCAAGACCTGCAAGCACCATCCCAAGGTTGTTTTTGATGGACAGGAGTGCCCTGGTTGCCAAGCTGAGAAAGAGATTCCCACATCCCTATCTGTGGACGCTAGTTCGTTGAGTACACACGTCAAACATCGAACCATCCACAGTTTCCACAGGACTCACAACAACAAGAATACTTAAGATAACCCTTGTTGTGATAGAGCCTTTTTACTGTGGAAAACTTAGAGGAAATGTGGAAAAGAGGATAGTTGATTGACTCAGTTTGGCATTAGGAGTAACTTTCGAACCGTCCAAACTGTGGACTGAGGAGAAAGGGGAAGATGGCCGATACGATTCACTTCAAAGACCTGATAGCAGCCGGGCTTGCCGGCGCCAAGAGCAACACTCAATTTTACCTAAACGCAGAGAAGTACCGCCGAGCCGAGGCGTTCAAGAAGGACGGGTTTAAGACTTGGGAGGCCTGCCTGGCGAAGCTCATCAAGAAGATTCGGCGGTCTCGATCGGGAGTGATGGCGAAGATGGCGCAGGTACGCCTTCTCCTGGATACCAAGAAAGTCAGTTTCGCGCAGCTCGAGCAGATGGGTGACGCAAACGCGACGATGCTTTGCCGTGTTCATCGCGTCAAAGGGTTGAGTGCCGCATGGATAAAAAGAGCGTTAACGATGGACGTGGAGAAGTTCAAAGCGGCAGTCCTCAAGGCGGTGAAGCCGAGCGAGGAACCCAAGCGTCACTTGACCTTCGTGGTGGTGCAGAGCCTATTCGTGGAAGTGATGAGCATGATCGGCAGAATCCAGACGTTGGTAAAGCTGAACACCAAGGAGGGGGCGCTAGACTTCATAGTGGCCGATTATTTGACGAAGGACGACTCGGAAATTCTGCAGGCGGCGGGGGAGGGAAGCCAGCTAAGCGAAAGGTTGGAACGAGTCCGACAGCAAGAAGCCTCAAGCACTACAAAGGCGAAGGCTTCACGACCGCGCAAGTCGAAAGATGGAAGCCAATCCCGCGTCTCAACAAGGCCACGGGGAAAACGGACCTCTTCCCGTATGGAGTCCGCGTCGACGTCTTCGGTTTCGGGGACCTCCTCATCTGCAAGCCAGGTTGGGGCATCGGCCTCGTCCAATGCTGCATAGGCGCACACCACGCCGCGAGGCGGGTGAAGATCAGAACGGAGTGCGTTTGGGAGTTTGACGAGTGGAGGGCAGCCGGCGGGCGCGTGTTAATCATGTCCTGGGACAAGCAAGGACCGCGGGGGCAGCGTAAGACCTGGACCTTTTGGGAGGAAGAGCTTTTGTAGACTTTGTGGGCGCCTGTGATGCTGACGCGCGACTCTGGCGACAGAGTGGAAGTTTTCGGCATGGGACGGGCGCCTTCCCTTTGAAAATGGAGGAGAGATGCACTACATCGCAAACCCGGTAATAGCGGAAGCGTTCAAGATCAAGTCGATCGGCCCAATCAACACAGACGGTGGCCGGCAACTTATCTTAGACAACGAAAGTAGAGTGACAGCTACCGCGGAGATGATGGCCCGCATGAACCCCCAGATTGACGATTTTTGGGTTATTCAGAGCGACGGGTACATCTACCTGAACCCACAGCACGTCTTTCTCCGGAAGTACAGCGAGGCTGTCCAGGGACCTGACGGAGAGTGGAAGCGAAGGGACAAGGCAACCTCGGCATGAACGAACTCATCGCCAAAGGTGCGGACGGTCAAACCGTTCTAATCCTCGTTCTTGAACCGGGCAACATCAACCTGCTCCGCGAGGGCAGGCCGATCGACAAGCGCATCCACGACTATTTCCCGGACGGGATTCCTCGAAAGCTCGAGCTGGTAATCCATTACAGCGAGACGCCGCTTGCCGACAGCAAAGCATTCGCCAAAATGTCGAAGATGACGTTTGACGAGCGCAGCTCCAAGAAGGTTCGCCCGCATTGTCCGGAGTGCAAATCCACGATCGAGCATCTAGGTGTGTGGAGAAACGAATCTCGTATGGCGTTGACGTTCTGTTCTCAATGCGGTTGTATCTTCGGAATGGTCCCTACCGAGGTTGCCAATGCGCTTTCACTCCCAAAACCTGAGTGAGAATCACGACGGCAGTACGCCGCGGAGTAAGTTCTGGAACGGGCGATGCTGGCTGCACTTCGAGACATTCACCATAGGCCTCGAGTGGAGCTTTCTGGTGTCTCGTCTGAGCATCGGTATCGGGCTCGCAGACTACGACCACGCGCTTTCTGGTCATTTCTGCATTGGCCGGGTGAATCTCTACTGGCACCTTGAATACTTCCCTCTCTACCGCTGGCTCGAACACAAGATCAAGCGCCCGGACCAGAAGTACGGAAATGGCCGAACCATCGGGTTCTACTGGTTGGACGGAAGCCTCTCAATCGACCTGTGGCACGACCCCATGGAGCACCGCCGCGCCGATCCCAAGTGGTGGCACTTCTACATCACTCCTCGAGACATTCTCTTCGGGCGACCGGTCTACTCGGAACGCGTCCTGAAGACCTCCCGCGTCGAGGTTCCCATGCCGGAAGCCGTCTATCCGGCTGAAGTGAAGATCGAGGAAGCTACCTGGAAGCGCCCGCGCTGGCCTTGGCCGTTGCGCCGTATCCGCGCAAAGATCACTCCGGACACGCCGATACCATTCCCAGGCAAGGGCGAGAACTCCTGGGACTGCGGCGAGGACGCGACTCACTCAATGACCTGCAACGCGACGAACGAGCAGGAAGCGGTTGCCAAGCTGGTAGCCTCGGTCCTGAACGATCGGTACAGGCACGGCGGAAAAAACTGGCGGCCGGCGGCGGTGAAGCATGGCCGATGACAAGGAACACGTCCTATGGTCTCAAAGCGGTGTGAACAAGGCGGGCGAACCGTTCATCCAGCTTCTACAGGACGATCAGCCAATCTGCCAATTCACACCGGAACAGGCGCGTAGTCATGCGCGAGACCTCCTAGAATGTACCGAAGCCGCCGAGCAGGATGCGTTTATGGTGTCCTTCATGCGGGAGAAGGTAGGCCTGGATCAGAAGGGCGCTATAGCGATGCTTGTAGACTTCCGCAAGTGGCGCGAGGAGCGAGGGAAGAAGGGACCACCATCCGACCCGCGGGAATTTTTTCGCACAGACAAGCACGAAAAACCTCCCAAATGAAGCGAGCCTCTAGCCGCGCTGGCCGATGGTACTCGAGGAAGGTAAGATTTCGAGATCAGCGGACCAGAGCTATCGACCGATGCAAGGATGATGCTTGCCAGGTTTGCCACACAAACCTAAAAGTGCCCCTCTCGCCGGGTACTTTCGTCTGGAACCGCCACGTAGACCACGTAATCCCGGAACGATTCTGCCGGCGCTTCTTCAAAGGCGCCGACCCGCACATTGACGAGAATCTCCTGGTTATCTGCATGGAGTGCCACGGGAAGAAGACCCAGGCAGAATCCTGGCTGTTTTCCGGGGACTGGCTGTCCTTTACCCGCGTCCTGAACATCATCGGTTACGACATTGAACTGGTTAAGACTGCCATGGGAGCTCTGAGTAACTCGGCAGCCGGGCGCAATTTAGAGAAGATCAGGAAGAAATGAGGTATACTCCCTTCCAGATCAACAGAGTCATCCCAAGCATTTCTCCGTTCCGGGCCAGGGCTTCGCATCCTTGGCCCATTTTTCTTTTGACATTACAGGGTTTTGCTCACTACGCTTCTATTCTGTGAAGTATTCCACCCACCGCACCGCTTCCAGCCGAGGTATCAACATGACATTCCGGTTGTTCTTATGCTCGCTGATGCTCCTTGCAGGGTGTGCCGATCCCTATGGAGCTTGCGAGAAAGGGGCTCTCGACGTCGGCAACGGCATTGCTGCCGGCATGAAGACGATCGACCAGCTACGCGCTTCCGGAGCTATCTCTATCCAGGAAGAAACGAACGTACTCGGCTATTTCGAGTTTGCCAACAAGGCTGATGGAGCTTTCGGCGCTTGTGCTCAGGCAGCGCACACGGCAGGCTCAAAATCAGGTTCCTACACCGCTTGCGTGCAGATTTTCCAGACGGCACTCGCCAGTCCGCAGCAACTCGCTTTGATTCATGTCACAAATCCCACGTCGCAGCAGCAGATTGAGGCTGTAGTGTCCGGCCTAACCATAGGCGCAACGGCTATCCTCACAGCACTCGGGGGCAAGTAAATGGACCCTGTAGACGTTACTCTCGCACTCAGCCTGTTAAACACGCTTTTGGGTTTCATCGCTTCGGTCCGGGCGCAAGGCGGCGTGACGGATGATGCTCTGGCTGACCAGGTGCAAACCGTGACGAAGGGCAACGATACGGCCTATCAGGCTTTGATGGCGGCATTGACGCCAAGCAAGCCGGCGTGAGTGAGTTTGTAGCTTTTGTCGGAGCGGTGGCTTTTTCGGTGTTGCTCATCGCCATACTCCGCAGGATGTTCGAAAGACGCTAACAAAAAGGAGAAACGCCAATGTCCTCAGCTTCAGCTTCAGGTTCAAGTTCAGCTCAAAGCCGGCATGACGCGGAAGACGCAAAACAAGACGCAAAAGACGCAAAAGCGGCGGCGGCTGCCGTACTTGCGAAGGTCTACCACGTTGAGTATCTCGTTCGCGGGCCGGCTATTCCCAAAGAAAAGCGCACGCATTTCACCGGTCCCGACCCTGTAACGCATGGGGTTGCTGTGGTTCTGGTGGAAGATCCACTGCAGATCAAGGGAGTGCTCGAGAAGCACTTCGGTCACGGCGAAGGAGAAACACTGGAGATCACCACGACCCGCGTACTCGCGGAGAATGTCCTGACGGCGGCTACAAAGGCTGGTTAAGTGGGCGATTCAAAAGACGTTATTATGCCTCCATAAGCTAGAATCAATACGTTGACTCTAGCAAGGTTGGGTTGAGAGTGCCGGAATTCCTCGAGCGGAAGTTAAAGGCGAAGGCGGCCAAGAAGGGACTCAAAGGCCGCCGAGCCGCTAGATACGTGTACGGCGGGCTCAATAACATGGGCGCCATGCACGGCAACAAGGAAACCGCGCACGGCAAGGCCATGCAGCGGAAGCATGAAGACCGGATTCGATCGTTTGGGGGTGTCTGATGCTACTCAGGAACCGTTCACTGGCGCCGAGGAGTTTCCCTCCGAAGCGCGGATTCAAAGCCTTGAAGCTCGAGGACGACATTACCGGACGGGCCGACGACGAGCCCGGCAACACCGGCAGCAGTACGTCTTCGATCTACCCGAGTGAGAAGCTCGCCACACCTGGGAAGAGCCAGGTGCCATTCTCACCGGAAGGAGGCGGCCGTATGTTGCGAACTCCGAAGTTTAAGGCGCGAGGCGCCGGCAGCAGCTTCGTATCCTCGAGCCGGATGGGGCAAGGCCAGGGGTTCCGGAAGGGCAAGGGGTTTGGTTCTGCTCCGCGCATCGACGCCGGCAGCGCGTCGTATGGGACTCACCGCGGCGGCGGGATACCGAAGACCAGGCAGCCCGGACCGGGCAAGAAGGTAGTTTCCGCGAAGATGCACCAAGGACAGGGGTTCAAGAAGGGCAAGCGCCCGCCTTCGCTGAACGCCCGCATTGCTTCTTTTGGTGGACTAGCCAGGATGTAACCTGATAGACTCCCGCGGCTAGGAGGTAGTTATGGAACGGGATGCCCCAACTCAGATCGGACGCCACACACTTACTCAGTCAGGTGGCATCGGCCCGGCGGTCGAGAGAGAAACCGCTCTGGATACCGTCAATAGTCACATCCACGCTTTGCGCGAGCTCCGCGCTCGTATTGCTGCGATAAACCAAGGGTTGCGCGGTCCATTGCCGAAAGAAGGCCAAGACCGACCCGCCCCTGAAGGAATCTCCGATCTTATGGCCGGGTTGAGTGAAGAGAATCTGCTCCTCAAGGCCTGTCACAACGAATTGAACGAGACCTGCGCCGTACTCGGCGTCTGACGCCTTACCTGAGAGGAAAAAACCACGCCGGGGGGCTACGTGGATGAAATCCCCCCAAAGTTTCGGCGGTCCGAGGGAAGCCGCCAGCCAAAATACCACGTCAAAAAAAATCCAAGTTGAGCGTTGTTTGCTTTACCCAAGATTGATTGCCAATGCTTGGCATATCTATAGAGCCGTTCCTCGCAGTCGCCGGAGCAGTCGGGAAGGTGGAGGACGCGGCAAGAAACGGAGAGGGAAGACAAAGAGAGTGCGATGACCTACAGGGCGCCGTTTGTTCCCGCGGTGCTCCGAGAAGCGAGCTGCTGTACTCTTTGCCTTCCCCCTTGTTCTCCTCCTTCCTAAATTAGTTCTGGCTCACACTGGCACAATCTGATATCCTCCTTCCAAGGAGAAATGCTGCTATGCGAACCAGTAGAGACGTGTTCAATGTTCATGGTGTTTTACTTCACGGCTTCGATTACGAAAACCAGGCATGGGTTGAGAACGGGAAATACCTCCGCTGCGGTCATCCGGATCCGATGGATTGCGGCTGCTTTGGCAGGTTGCACGAAGGCGAATCTGTGACTCCGCGAGTGGTGTCGATCGATGTCTTAAAATTCCCGCACGGAATTTCCTGTCGAACAACAACGACAACCGACGCGACACTATGGAGTTTTCCGAAACTCCCGCAGGGTACGATGCCCGCGATCGGTGGGCGAAGCGTTACGACGAATTGAACGGTGCACCGGAAAGCGACAACGATCAGTGAGTGAGCACTTCACCAAGAACACTCTAGGATGTACGGCGTGGTGCAAACGCTGCAGCGCGATGACGCAGCATCGCGTGGACTCTGGCCGGCGCGGTCCCTGCCTCGAGTGCATCAAGAAGCTGGAACTCAAGAACGAAGTGGAGAGAATCAGGAGAGGCCTCGCGGAAGAGCAGCGCCAGGACCGCGAGAGACAGAACCCGAGGTTGTTCTGATGAACAATCCATTCGACAGCCGTAAAAAAACCGTTGTTATCCGGACGAAAGCGGAAGCCGAAGCAGCGTTGCGCCAACACCGGAAAGAAGCTCATGGGACAGAAGACCTGGAAGAGTTTTTCGACTGTTCCGCTTGCGGAGTGTTGGAACGAAGGCTGTCACAAGCGTTAGACGTGTCTGGTCCGCACATGGAAGCCTACGACGACACGCCTTACTCTCCGGAGGAATGATGAAGACCTACATCGGGGACGGTGTTTATGCGAAGTGGGAAGAGATCGGCGCCCTTACGCTAACAACAGAGAACGGCGCCGGCGTGACAAACGTTATCGTCATCGAGCCAGAGGTTTGGGTTGCGCTGGTCGAGTACATGAAGCGTTCTGTCCCCCACATCGAAGGGAAACCGTGGGCCAGCTAATCGAGGCCTGGTTCGATGCGGTAACCGAGCCCGTCAACCCAGGTGGGCACGGCGCTTGGGGGATTCTCGTCAAGGTGGACGGCAAGAAGGTTCACGAAGGCGCCGGCTACGTCGGGAACGGCCCACAAATCTCAAATAACGTCTCGGAGTATTCCGGTTTCAATGCCGCAGTAGACTGGATTCTGAACAAGAACCTCCTCGGCGTGACGATCATCCGGGGAGACTCGAAGCTAGTCATCAAGCAACTGAGCGGCGAGTGGAAGATCAACGGTGGCCTGTATCTGCCCTATTACTACAAAGCGAGTCATTTGCTGGCAGTCTTGAAGGAGCGCACCGGCAACAACGTGAGTCTGCAGTGGATCTCTCGCAACGATAACGGAGAGTGTGACAAGTTGAGCAAGAATGTGCTGCGGAGAATGGGTATCAAGTTTCGCCTGCAGCCAGAGGCGTCAAATGATAACTAGGGTTAGGGTTGCGCCGGTCGAGAGATGGTGTCAGCCGATGCTTGCCTTGCTTCAGAAGGCGAAAAACGATGACGTGGAACCATCCTCTGGGTTGCTCGTTGCCATTGAGACCAGTTCGATTCGAATTGGGCGAATGTGTGGAGGCCGGGAATGGCGCCTGGTTGTCGGATTTTGTGACGATATAATCGTGTCAGACGTTGAAACAGCGGAGAACATTCACCCTGGCGAAACGACGAATGTTTGGGGTTGCGAGCACATGCTCGAGGTGGATTGAGGTTCACAATGACTCAAGCCGAGCGGCGTGAAATCGTGCTGTCTTACGTAAAAGAAATTAAGGAGTGGAATACTCCAGCTTTCCCCACAGAGTTGACCGACGCAGTTCTCGGAGACCCGAGCTATATCTCCTTCAACATCGATGAAGGTCCATATTTTGGACAGATATTCCGCTGCCATAGGAATGTGCGGAAGGATTGGGTGGCTTCGGCGGCAGTCTACTGCTGCGGCGGCCGGCACATGGTTTCCGGGGGAGTGGTGCTCCACACCATGCGCGGGCTGTTGTCGTTCCCAGAGTTTCCCGCAGCCTGGCATATCGAGTATCAGCCACAGCACGGCCTATGGGACGAGATCACGATTTGTCGGCTGATACCGGAGTAGCTTATGAATCCCTGTCCAAACTGCGGAGATCCCCTGGGGCATCACGGCCTGATGTGCCCGTTCAAGAAGGCGCAGCCGTGCGTTATCTGCGGAGAGATGACCGTGTGGGCTTGCTCAGACTGCCAGATCAGCCGGAAAGAGACCATTCACGTCTGCACGAAGCCGGCTTGCCGGAACGCGCATGAGAGGGAAAGACAATGCAGACCGCCGTTGCTGTGGAAAGCGAGGCACTCATGCGTTTAGGCCAATCTACTCTGACACTCGAGGAGCGGATTACGGAAGCGAAGCGTCACATAGCGACTCTCAAGCCGCACTTTGCCGAGATGACCGACAAAGACCTGGCTTTCGTCCAGTCTATCGATGACTCCCTGCTCCGGTATGGCGCCAAAGCCTCGATATCCCCCAATCAAATCTTCTGGCTGAGAGACCTGATTCTGAAGTATTGAGGAGGGAATTATGAGAGTGGACCTGGAACAAGTCGCAAACGACGACCGCGATGTGTTTAGCATCATTGCTCAGTCCATCTTCACCCTAATTGGGATGGAACCGACCGACCAGGACTCCGCAACCCTGCTGCTCGTTTCCATCCGGAAGCAGTGTGAGCAGCGCGTAATAGCGATTGATGGGGCGCTGAAGGACGATTAAGCCTCTGCTGTTATGGGGAGACATGCCAATTTGTGCTAAGATTCCACAGCTTTCAAAGTCGGAACCGCCCCGACAAGTGAAATGAGAAAACAGCGTAACGCAGCAAAACCGAAGAAACGTAAGTGGGGAGCTAGAACCGGGACCGGTAAGAAGAAGCGGAAGCTATACACTCCTCGCACAAAGCAGTTAGCCGCGGTGCAGCTATTCGTCTCCGGAAGCAAGTACGCCGAGATCAGCAGGAAGCTAGGCCTCGACCGCGAAACCGTTGTCCGCATCGTCACCCAAGAAGAAGTTCATGCCATGGTCGAGGGATTCCGGGAAGCCGTCCTCAAGATGGTTCCGAACGCCCTGGTAGCTCTGGCACGATTGATAGACATTGGAGACCGGACCGCGGTTATCGAGTGCCTGTACGGCGCCCGCGTCTTAATCGATCGGCACGAAATTGCTCCCGAAGCCGAGGAACCTGTGCGAACCTACGACTCTACCAGGGTGCTGTTCTTCGGAAAATTCGGTAGGTGGCCGAGGGATGAGGAGTTAAAGGCGTTCGATAAGACGATTCCGACAAAGCCGATCGTCAAAGGAGAGTTTACGAATTGATCCTTAGAGACCCTGATTTGGCAAAGGTTCTCGAGAAAGAGGCTTTTACGGTCGATCCATTCAAGCGAGATCCCCACGTCCTGGCCGAGCGGTGGACCGGCTGTTACGAATCCTCCCGCGGCGATATCTTCACCAAGGAGTCTAACCGGCATCCCGCGAAGATGGCAGTGGGGCTCTGCTACCGGATATTCCAGCACGGCGAGGAGATGGGTTACTGGAAGAAGGGCGACGTCATCCTCGACCCGATGGCCGGGATTGGGACGACTCTCGTTGTGGGCGCCACACTTGGCTACCGCACGATCGGCGTGGAGCTAGAACGCCATTTCGTGGAGCTCTGCGAGCAGAATATCCAGTTCTCGGAGAACTTCTGGCACACCATGGGCTTCGCGGTAGTGATTCAGGGGGATGCGCGGTTCCTCCCGGAATGTGTGCTGTCTCCCGAGCTGACGAACGGGTTAGTTACTTCCCCGCCCTACGCCGACATGGGCATGGCCTCTGCTATTTGCGGCAAAGCCAGAAAGCTCTACCGGGATGGCAAGGTGGACGAGGCCTTGGCGGTCCTGCGGGAGCAAGAGGAGAAGGAGATTGCAGCGGGGTGGACGAGATCCCCGCGGAGCGAGGAGTTTCTGCTGACGCAGTTGAAGAACGACGCAGAGTGGGCTAATGGCTACTCGGGCGCCGTTTCTAGTCCACCCTACGCCGGCAACATCGGCGGGGATAGCGGCATTGACTCGGAGAAGGAGAAGAAGCTCTCAGGCGTAAACGCGCAGCACAAGATCCCGCAGCGTTACGATGGCGTGGTGAACTCCCCTCCATTCCTTATGCCGGCGGGCGGCGGCAAGGGGATAGCAAAGACCGGCCATCGATTCGACCCTGGCCTCGCCAACCGTCAGTACGTCCCCGAGCAATTCAGCAAGAACGGAGCACAGATCGGAAACCTCAGAGACCCGAAGGGAGACCTGGACGCGGTTCTCTCGAGCCCGCCGTACCAAGATCAAATGTCTTCAGCTCGAGCCCGCGGGCGCGGTCCTGCCGGCGACCGCATCATTGCCGAGAAGAAGATCGAGCACAACAAGCTAGGCGACGGGCCCGACCAGATCGGAAACCTCCACGACCAGACCTACCTCCGCGCCATGTACGCGGTTTACGAGCAGATGTACCAGGTTCTCAAACCTAACGGTGTGGTGGCTCTCGTCACCAAGAACCCGGTAAAGGACAAGCAGATCCGGCGCCTTGACCTGGACACCATTGCTCTCATGGAACACGCCGGCTTCCTGCTGATTGAGCACAAGTGCGCGATGCTCTGCGATGAGGTGCAGCACGGCCATCTATTCGGCGGGGATGAGATCAAGAGGCGGCAGCGCAAGAGCTTCTTTAAGCGGTTGTACGAGAAGAAGTTTCCGGAGCTTGCCGTCGATTTCGAGGACGTGACTTTTTATAGAAAGGTGTGAATGCTTTGAGAGAGCAGCTAGTAGCACGAATCACGGACTGTCTCGCCAAAGGTGGTCTATTTAACATGGAAGTTATGGAAGCTGGCAAGGTGCGTGACTTATTGATTGATTGTCGCACGGAGCTGGCGCCAGCAGAAAGCAGTTCAGCGATTGCTATGCTGAAATCTGCCATCGGAGACTGTGTTGACCAGCAGCCGCACGACGCTATTCGGGCGAAACTCTGGCAAGCGGTAGAGATTATTTATCGACTGCGGGCGCAGGCCGAGACAGCACTGAACCGTAAGCAGATAATGGAAATTTTGTACCACGGTCGCACGATGGTAAATTTCCACCACGTCCCTGAAGTCACGCGAGCAATCGACTGGCTGAGTCAGGAGTTTGCAGACGCCATCGCCGCCGACACTCGACTCGGAAGGTGAGCGCGTGAGAGTTACCATCATCCTCCTGGTGATGTTGGGGCTGCTGCTCGTAATGCGGCGAGCGATCCGATTCTGGAGGTCTTTAGGCAATGCTCCGGTCACTCGCGCTTACGACCCAATCCACAATCCGGGAGGATGGAGAACTCGCTCGAGGCCTAGCAACAGAGACGTTAAGGAGTGGGCGAAGAAACGGGGGTTGAAGTGAGAGGCACCCTCATCCTTCTGGCCTACGGCTGGATACTGGTCTGGTGTTTCGGTGTTGGGCCTATTTGGCTCGCGTGGCTGACCTGGCGCGTGAAAGGCGAGAGAAGAAAGGACGGGGGCCAGCATGGAGGACCTCCCATGACGCCAGCCAGAGCAAGGAAGCGGGTGTGCAAATGAGCGACAAGGAACGAATCGAACAGCTGGAATGTCAGTTGGCTGGATGCATGACAGCGGCAACTGGATGGGCCAAGGACCCTCCCGTCGAGGGCGATTGGGGATGGAGTAAAGCATTTCAAGACGTGTTGCAATTGCGGGCGCGATTCGAGAATCAACGCAAGTCGCTAGAAAGCGGCCTCGCTTTGGTTGAATCGGCCTTTGCAGCACGTATCGCATGGCGGACCAACGCGAGCCGATGCCGAGAAGTGGATTGCTGAAGCAAGAAGCGCTCTTGATTGGACATTCGGCTTGAAGGTGAACTAGCGGGGCGGGGCGCAACAGGGAAGCGAGGGATGAGCTTGAGACTGTTAGACCTGTTTTGCGGGCGGTGGGGTTGGTCGAGGGCGTTTGCCGCGCGAAATTGGGAATGCGACGGCATCGACTTGGTTTCTTCTCCGCTTCCTGCTGCCAATGCTCACTTTACATGCGCCGACGTTTTGGATTTAACTGTGGCAATCGTGAAGCGATTCGAGCCTGACTTCATCGTGGCATCGCCGCCATGCGATGAATTCGCCTGCTTTCAAATGAAGCACTTCCGCAAAGACCCTCCTTACCCGATGAAGGGGATTGAACTCTTCAATCACACACGGGCACTTTGCGAGTTGTCTGGAATTCCGCATGTAATTGAAAACGTAAGAGCCGCCCAGGAGTTCGTCGGGAAAGCAGATGGACACGCCGGGAGTTTTTATCTGTGGGGTAATGCGGTGCCGCCGATCCTGCCTAGAGTCTACAAGGCAAAATGGACAGCGAATGTGCGTCACGGTCGGACAGCGCCAGGTAACTTCGCACCGGAACTTAATCTGCCAAAGAGTGAGCGTAAACCTTTGCTGGCGGTGATTCCTCTTGAGCTAGCCAACTGCGTAGCCGATTATGCCGAGAGGATTCTTGAGCAGAAAGCACGAGCACGAAGTACTGAAGCGGTAAGCCTCGATCGACCGGGCAAGAGCGATTCGTTGCCGGGAGGGACATCGTGAGAGACAGAACGCAACAAGAAATTGAGGAGATGGAGACCGCTTTGGATTTACAACGTGACGAACAGGAGAAAAAAGATGCTGCCAGTATGCCCGAAGTGCGGAAGACAGATACCGCTGCTTTGCACGAAGTGCCCGACATGCAAGACGAGGTAGAGTTTTTCTCGCGTGGCGAAGAAGAAGCCCTGTCTGCCGAGGCTGATTACTGGGAAGGCAAGCTAAGAGGAGATGCGTGATGAATCACCTTTACAAAGTGGAGTTTGAGGTCAAGTACTCAGGAATCAGCGAATGGATAGGCGATGAGACGGTTCATGTGATTGCTAACGGAGATGGGATGAAGGCTATCGCCAAGGCTCGTAAGATTGCGCTGAAAAAGGAATTTATCGACGGAGACGGGTCGGAGCGATGGGCAACCAACGTTCGCGTGGTGGGTTTGAAGCAATTACAGCAAATCGACGCCTGATCCGTGCGGTAGCCATGGCAGTTGACGCAGCAGTTACAAGGACGGGGGCCAGCATGGATGAGCAAATTCGCAGGGATGAAGCACAAGTTATGTTTGATATTTTCGAGAACTGGCCTACTACGGCTTCTACTCGCAGAGCGATGCAACAGCACATCCTGGGGCTTCAAATTAAGCTAGATGCTGCCATTGCCGCCGCCCAGCCCGTCCCGGCAGAGGGGGCGCAGGC